CTAATCTGTTTTTCGTATCATTGATTAGACCTTGTGAAAAGGGTACTTTAGATGAACCGGTGCTTGATATTTTAGGTTCTCTTACTGAACCAAGTCCAACACCGCTAAAATTAACTTTTCCTTTGGCATACTCTATGACAAATTTTTGAATAGTCAGTGCAATATTATCTTTAACAATGTTTTGGTAATTTACTACGTCTGCTTTACTAACATAGGGCAATCTGAACGCTTTATATCTGTTAGCAGGACCAGCATTACCAAATGCTAGGGTTTTTGATGCGGCAACAAGACCGGCACGAAGATAACCTACCCCACGAATAGAAGCGTTTTCTAATCCTCTGTATCTTTTTGAATTTTTAGGATTTGGTGGGTATGGTTTAAAGCCTCTTCTTAATCCAGTTTTTTCGGAGTCGTCGTCTTCATCGTCTTCGCTACTATCGCCAGTAGTATCATACGGATACCCGTATTCCTGCATAATAACTTTAACACCATCCGGCGCATTATTTTCTGCACCTATAGAGAATGATAAACTATTTAAATCACTTCGTTCAAATATACTTTCTACCAGAGATGTAGACCTATTTTCTGGTTTGCGTAATTGCTTTAGACCTACAGATAAGTCATCTTCCTCTCGTTGAATTGGTCCTAGTGGTGCGATAGCCTTAGCCGCATAAAAAGAAGTAAGTTTGTATGCGTCTACAATTACCGGAATTATTTGTACTAAATTTTGAACAATTATTCTTGCATTGTCCATGTTAGCTGACCGTGCTCTTATATCAATAGAAAATTTAGCCATTAGTCAAGTTCCTCGATGAAGACAATCTGGGCACCCATCATTTCGTGTTTAATTGGTACGTATTTAATTAAATACGTTTTATTATTATAGATAATTTTATCTTTTGTGGTAACGGTAGTTGCGTATGGAATCTGCAATCTATATAACTGCCTTGATGTACTTTGCTGTAATGCTCGAAACTGAGCAGATACCGATGAGGTAACGTCACCTGAACGGTTTAAAATTCTACAAGCTATTGACTCAGGAGCAGAATAGGTATTTACAATTGCGCCATCTACTGAAGAAACTCCTGTAAATTTCACTAAGGAAGCAGTACTAAGAAGAAAATCTTCTGCTTTCTGGCGTATTAAAAGTATGTCGTTTGGATTAACTATCCCCATCTGTTAGTGCCTCAATTCGGGAGTCAATATACTGGATTTTTTTAATTGACTTACCGGAATTTATAGCGATTTTTTTCAAACGCTCTAGTGTTACTACACTAGTAAGTTTATCGACTGTGTCGTTGAATGTGGAGCGAAGGCTCGCAATCTTTTCTAGTTCGCTGTCTGGAATAGTGTTTTCCACATTCACAGATTCTTGACTTTCCTCAAAAACTTTAAGCAGTCCTTGTTCAAGTAATTTTTGATTAAGACGGAGAAACGCATCATGCTCTTTTTTTGAGTACAACTCAATAACCTCGTCTTCATACACAAAATTAACTTTTTTTGTTACTGGGTCATAATTCAGTGGACTTGTCTGTAAAATCCAAGGAACTTTTTGAGTAAGGTCGTTGGGATTTAAACGAACACCACCTACCATATGCAAAGGTACTTTTGCGTACTTTGTATGAATAGTGTTGTCAATACCCACATAAATATTGTTAGTAGACATATTCTTCCTTAAAGAGGGGGCGGTAAAACCCCCTCATCCTTTCATTATGGTTAAGTAAGTTTAATTACACCAATGTTTTCGGGCATATCCACAACCAAACCATACTGCATCCATCCATGAAGAACGTAGTCAGCAGGTTGAACAGTCATATCAGTATAATCTTGGTACGTAATGTCACCGTACATCAAAATTTCACCGGCATCTGCGCCAATCACTAGAATCTTATCCTCAGGGATAAGTGCCTCACGTAGATTGGGTAGTCTGTTTCTAAACACCTGAGGAAGTTCGATAATGGGCACGCCCTTATAGACTGACACTCTGTTTGTGTTTAGGTATTCAAGTAGGAAAGGATTCACTGGGTAAGCGATGTTATTCTGCCCACCTGCGGCATAGGCGTACTCACGGAAACCTGCGAATTCGTAGATATCACGCACGGCACGTCTTGTACCGATAATAGCCTTCACATCACCTGCGGTATACATAACATTCTCAATCATGGTGTCCAGTTGAGTGTATGTAAGTGCCGAAGTGGTCGAATAATTTGAAGGTGTGTCGGTAGCATTCCATGTTGTCGAAAGTAGTGAGAAAATCTTAGCGATTACTGCATCGCTGAGGTCAGCCCGCATACCGTTACGGATATTCTCCGTTGTCGTAATTGGGTTGTTTTCAAGATTCCATGTTGACTCACGCACACCAGTAATCAAGCGGTCAAATATGAATGTGTGGTAATCCTGCACATCCGGTGGGTTAGCAACCAAGTGAGCAGTGTTGGGCACCATACTCTGCACTGGGTATCGCCCACGACGCACACGCTTTACAGGTACATCACCTAGATTTGCTTGGCGTGCTGGCATGAATGTTCGGAAGAGTTCCAAGGTTAGGTGATTAGGCTCCACAAGCTCAATCATCAACTCAGCGTAAGCTGAACGCTTAGTGGCACTCTGACCAGCGGTCTTTGCTGTTTCAGCAATCGCCTTTTGTAGTTCTTTGTTATCCATTTATTTTATGTTTTCTCCAAGTTTAGTTAGTAAAGAATTATGTAAAGCACGTCGTTATCAGCGTCGTATCGCTCAACTTCACCACAGGCATTTGTACCGCTGTTTGCGTGAATGAATAGTCCGCTTGTGCCGACCTTCACTTTACTACCGGGCACGCGAATGTCTGCCTCGTTTGTGAAACAGTTAGATGTTACGCCAACTCTACCCCAGTGTAGGGCAACTAGTTCGCCTGAATAAATTGAAGGCTCTTTCCACTGACTGCGAGGAACAAGATATTGCAACTCGTTGAATGTGGGGCTACCGTAAAGAGCGTTGTTGTTTAGATTGTAGGTCTGCTTATATGGAGCAGTGTACATACTTGCATATGTGGGGCGGGGAAAATTATCGGGCGGGAAAAATGCCACGTAAACTCCCTGAGTTGTATTTGCACTTGCATATGAAGCAATTGGAAGGTCTTCTCGAACGCCACTTGTACCAACCACAACGGCACGACCCTCAATAAGAGTCGAGTTAGCCACGGCTTGGCGAGAACGTAGAGTAGTTACTAGTACAGCCATTTTTTTGTTATACCTCGTTTATTATAATTACTTAGCTTTGAGTTTCTTAAACTCTTGGGCAATTTGCTTCGGTGAAAGGGGTGTATGTGAACCACCTACCTCAGGAATTACCGGGACTTGATTTGAACTTTGTGAGGCTTCGGTGCGATTACGCACAAAATCTACAATAATCTTATCAAAAAGAGAATCTTCAAGACTTGTATAAAATTCAATTTTTTCGTCAACCTCAGCTTGCGTAAATCCAGCCTTAAGTAGTTTTACAACTACATTTTGCCGCTTTTCGGCTTGGGCTTTGGCATCGGCTTCTGCTTTGTAGGCATTGATTTCTTTCCGTAGCTCATCGAGTTCAGTCTCCCTTTCGGCTAGTTGCTTCTGCAACTGCTCGAGTTGTTCATTTAGTTCATTCATTTGTTTTTCTGCTACCTTACTAAGAAGTTTAGTTCTGTCACCGTATGCAGGGACATCGACAATACAAGTTCCTGCAAATATAACATTATTAAGCCAGTTAACGCCGTTTTCTGCTGTGGCGGATTCGTAGTAAATTTCCCACGAAGTTCCGATATACTCTCGTTCGCTAGACTGGGCTTTTAGGATTTCATAAACGTCATTATACTCGTCAGTCCATATAACGGCTTTTGCTTTAATTACTGGTTTACCGTCGTGCGTATCTTCGTACACACTGGTAATTGGTCCAATGGGAACCGCATCTTTATGACCAGCATAATCAGTATCTGAAATTGCAATTTTAATTGGAGTGTAGAGGGCGGTTTTTATAATATTTTGTGCCTCACTACGACGAATACCCTCACGATTAGAGTTTGGCTCGAAGTCGGTAAGTATTAATTCTACTTCTTTTAAAAATGGATTTTGTATATTTAATTCGGCAACTTTTATAAAACCATGAATAGTTGCAGATGTTTTTTTATCTGCGGCATCCATTTGTGCCACAAGTTTTGAAAACCACGACTTACCAGCACTACCACCCCAAAGAAGCCATGAAACCCATGCGGGAGAGTCTTTAGGGGCGTTAGCAAAACGGGCATTTCTACCGAAGAATCGGTTACCCATTCTCGCCCGTGCCGGACTAACAGACTCACCATTCACATACTTTCTTGCCCATAGGACGGTAGCTGACTCCAACCCAGAACCGCTCAACCCCTTTTCGTGAAGTTCTAGCCCTCTTTTAGCGGCAGATGCAACTCCATCAGGTGGTGAAAAGTTTATGTTTGCGTACTTAGCGGCAGAATCTGCCTTACTTTTGTACATATCAAGAACACGTTGGGCACTTTCCATAACGGAAGTAGGAATATCAGTTTGTGGTAGTCTTTGAGATGCGGCTCGCAATCCGGCAGTTGATGCGTATAATTCTCCGTCACGCACAATTGCGAATGGCAACTTGTATGAACCTTTAAGCGTAGGATTACTTGCATCATATACAAGAAAACCTCGCTTAGCAATCTCTATTTTAGGATTGTCTGTGTCGAAACCAGCCAATGAAAATATCTGATTCTGAGCACTATCACCATCCCACTGCTCATCGTTAGCAACAGGAAGTCGGCTTGAACCACTTACTTTCCACTGACCTTCTGAAAAATTTTTATTCATCCATGACCTCTTCATCGTCAGTAGTTTCAGGAGATTCGCCTAAATACTCGTTTTCAATTATCCAAAATTTACAAACTGCGTTTTCCTCAACGGGACCTGAAACAATTGAGCAGGAGCCACTGTCTTCAGCGTAAAATGCACAATTTTTACAGGCTAGTCCCTCTGAGGCGAATACATTCTGACTCGCATCAATGTAATGAGCACCTTCCGACGTAGTATCTCTACTAAACATACCGAACATCTCGACTGTATTTAGATATGACTCTACTAAGTATTGTTGTCGGGGCGATAGTTCCTCTAAAGATGCAAGTGATTTAATACTGCGTAGTTCCGTTAGTTTGTGTCCTACAAAAGTATCAGTTGCTTCGTAGTTATCATCGCCATCTTTTCGGTATACTTGAATTCGAGCGGCGGGTTCTTCTGGACTTCCCGTGACTTTTGCATCAATATTCGGAACGTCTCCGTTACGCACAATTGCTACAATCCTACCACGGGCAGTACCACCTGAAGAATCCCACTCAACAAATTGACCTTTTTTCATTAAGCCCCCTTGCTAATGTAAATTTCATAGTTACCAGTTACTGATTGATTTGGTGCAACAGTAACAATAATTCCAGCAAGGGGTGAATCTAATTCTGGAATGTACTCCTTGGCATTTGACGTACCACTGAAAGAATAACAAGTGTACGCTTTGGATGCGTATGCAGAGACAACACCGCTAATTGTGTCTGACTTAATAGTGAAATCATCGTCAAGTTGACCAAAATCTGCGGATAAAGTTATTGGTAGAACTGTTGGTTGTGAATCAGATACATTAATCAAGTTATGACGAATGTAAACTGTCGCACGTCTCCAACCACTTTTACTTAATGGTACGTAGATGTAGCGCACGTTACTTTGTGCATTGTAGTCAAAGAAAGACGCATACGCATTAGTCAGGGCTGTGGTAAATACTGCACCACTACACACAACAGTGTCGTGATAGTTATTAGGTAATGATTCTACGAGTGTCGTTACTTGACCATCAGTAGCGGTCATTATAGCCCTGCGATTATTTAAACGAACTGTTGCAGTTTCACCATCTACCATCTCCGTGAAATCTGTACCAGTTAAATCTGATATATGAACACCGCCAATAGGGAAACTTGTCCCTTGATAAGAAGTAGCGGTTGAATTATAACCTGTTACTGCTACTGAAACCGAGGCGGGATTAATTCCACCAAGTATGTTACCATTCTCATCACTGAGCATAAACTCTTGGTAGTATTCACTGCTAATTGTTTGCGCCGCCAAGGTGATTACGGTTGAACTCGGTACGGGTATTCCCATAAAACCTCCTAGAAAAAAAAATACTCTCTATTAGTATATACTATTTTTGTGTCAAAATTCTACGAATCGTTTCTCGCGAAACATTTACACCCGCAGAAGCGCACAATGTTTCAATCTCTCTTATAGAGGAATTTGGCGATGTGTCCTTTAAACTAAGTACAAGTTCACGAACTACTTTTGACGTAACAGGTCTCCCTCTACCTCTTCGTACTTTACTTTGAAGTGACTTTGTGTTACTATCGTAGATAGAATATTTTTCAATATCATCAATGCGTCTTTGACGTTTCATAAGATTACATAATTCTTCAAACCATGGTTCTTTGTTAACAACAGAGTAGATTGCCTTACAACTTACACAAAATCTACTGTTTCTTTTGGCGTAATTATCGCACACACAACATAATTGACTCATAGGTACCTCTGACAAATAAATAGGGTATACATATACCCAATAAAATTATACCATGGGCGGAGTGAATTGTCAATACAACCACAAATAAAGGGGGACTTGACAAACTTTTCACAGTGTGGTATAATCAAATTACCCCCCGAGGGGAATATATTATACTATATATAAATAGAATATAATAAAAGTATTTAGTTATTATAATTATATTATTATATATATAGTAATAAGGAAGATTATGTTAAGTAAAAAAACAGCATATCCCGAAAACATTATTGACAGGGAGAAATATCCTGAACAGTACGCTATGTTCAAAGAGATTACAGAAACACTCTACAGAGTACATGCTGAAAAGATGCAGGATTATTCACCGCACAATATGTTAGGGACAGGAGAATTTGGCGCAATTGTACGTATCTGGGACAAAACAGCACGCCTAATGAATCTTTACGGATTTGATATTTCTACAGGCACTTTTTCTGGAAAGAAATCCCCCAAGAACGAGTCAATTGAAGACAATTTGACAGATTTGGCAAACTATGCTATTATAGCATTAATCTTAATGAAAGGTAAGTGGGGTAAATAACAAATGAGTGATGAATCTATTCAAGGTAAAGAGTCAGAAACTGAGAATGTAGAGAGTTTACATAACTATCAGTTGTTTGTGCGGAGTACAAAGGTGTATGCAGAAGAACACCATCTAATCTACCCAGTATTGGGTCTCGTCAATGAAGCCGGGGAAGTTGCGGGTAAGGTAAAGAAACTTATGCGTGACGACGATGGTCAATTAACACAGGAGAGATTTGATGATATTGTTTCCGAGCTTGGCGATGTGCTTTGGTATGTTACTGCTGTTGCAGATGACCTTGGTGTTTCTATTAGTGATGTATTTTATGAGAACTTCGTGAAAATTAAGAGCCGTGCCCAACGAGGGGTTATTAAGGGAAATGGAGACAACCGCTAATGAATATACCAAGTTCAGGTAATTTTACTTTTGCTATTATTGCGTTTACAGTAAACGAGAGCGGGTTTTTTACTATTAACTACTCAGTGACGCACAGTGACTCAGAGTTTTTCCATACGGGAATTGTAACCCAAAGTACTAAATGGGTTAACTCGGTGAGTCAGTTTATGGAGATTATGCAGACTGAGATTATGACTAACTTTCGTAATGAATGGTTAACACAACAAACTGCGGAAGCATTGAAGAATTATAGATTTACGCAAAATCTGGATTTTAATGCAATCAGCAGTGTAGTCGGAGAATAAAAACAATGGAGAATATACAGAATGAAAACTAGTTATTTGAGCGATTCTTTTCTTAGCAAGTATGCTGACAATCCTGAGTGGAATTCCATTCTTGGGCAATTTGTTTATTTGCGTACTTACTCGAGGTTTATTCCCGAGTTAGGTCGGAGAGAACACTGGAAAGAAACGTGTCACCGTGTTGTTGAGTATTCTATGAGTTTACATTCCAATCCTACAGATACTGCTCTACTTCGTCAAGAAGCGGAGCATTTCTTTGATGAGATGTTTAACTTACGTTTGTTCACCGCAGGGCGTACTATGTGGATTGGTGGAACTGAAGCCGCTCGCAAGTTTCCTCTGGCTAATTTTAATTGTTCTTTTACTGTAGTGGACTCATTCACTGCATTTGTGGATGCTTTTTACTTGATGATGTTGGGTACTGGTGTTGGATTTCGTGTCCTTCCAAGTGATGTGAGCCAACTTGCAGAAATTAAAACCAACGTAGTTGTTGCTCATAAGCCGTATCATCCAAAGAAGGCTGAACAACGTATTGATGAAACACAGGTTTATGAAGATTCTGGTGGTGTTTATATTATTGTTGGTGATTCGAAAGAGGGTTAAAATCTAGCCCTTATCTCTTAAATTGCTGGAAAATCTTGAAGGTACCACAGCTACAGCAAAACTAGAAATGGTAGTTGCGAACGCTCTAAAAATGTGGTATTATAAGAAAATCAGCAACCAAGCCACTAACCCGAAAGGCAGGTGGAAGGCTCAACGACTTTACAGGAGATTATATAATGAAAACATATTTTTACTACCTAAAACATCCGGTTACCGGAGAAATTCGGTACATAGGGCAATCAAAAAATCCTATACAACGACATAAACAGCATATATCTGCTGTGAAATCGGGTAGGGACAAGAATACGCGAAAATCTAACTGGATTAAGTCATTACTCAGTGATAACCTAATTCCTACAATAGAGGTATTTGAAACCTACTTAGGAGACCCTGAAGGTGCCCATAAAAGGGAGTGGCAACTTATAACAGAACATATTGATAAAGGATTTCGGCTAGTTAACGGTAATGATGGGGGTGCTCCTTACTTATTGCCAGACGAGCGAGTTAAAAGGGTTTATCAATATGATATGCGGACTTTAAATAAACTAACAGAATATAGATGTGCTTACGATGCAAGTAACTATACAGGACTGCGTGATGGTAACATTATTAAATCTGCTAAGTCTATAGAAAAACACTCAGTTTGCTTTTGCGGTGGCTTTTTATGGTCGTATGAAGACTATCCTGTTTTTCCTAAAGAAAAACTTGTTTTTTCAAACAGACATAACAAAAAACCAGTGTTAGCAACTAATATATCCACTGGGGAGTCTATAGAATTTAAGTCAGCTCGAGAAGCCGCTAAAGCACTTAACTTGAGTTACAAGAATATAAGTGCCGTTTGCTTAGGTTTTAAAAAGACTCATAAAGGTTTTATGTTTTCTTTTATATAAAAGATAAAGTCTGGTCTTTATCGTGAGATAAAGTTAACACAACGTGGGTTTCTGCACTAGAAGCCTATTTTACAGCCATGACTGGCGAGAAGTATGTTGAGTCCATTATGATTAACTACGATAATGTGCGTCAACAGGGTGAAGTACTCAAAACTTTTGGTGGACGTGCATCTGGTCATACCGCACTGCGTGATATGTTCAAACAGATTCACCGTGTTATGTGCCGTGGTAATAATAAACTAACCACTGTACAGGCGATGGATATTATGAATATTATCGGCTCGTGTGTTGTCGTTGGTGGGGTACGTCGTTCTAGTGAAATTACATTGTTTGATATTACCGACAAAGATGTACTTGACGCAAAGTCAAATCTTTGGAGTGACCCAAACAAGGCAGAATTTCGGTATCGCTCAATGAGTAACAACTCGGTTTATTTTCAAAAGAAGCCAACCAGAGAGCAACTCAAGGATATTTTTTCCCGTATTGCGGATAATGGTGAGCCGGGCTTTATTAATGCTGAGGCGGCTTCAAAACGTCGCCCAAATTATGCCGGTACAAATCCATGTGCTGAAATATTACTTGCGGACAATGGTGTATGTAATTTGTCGGAAATCAACATGGCTGGGTATGTGAAAAATGGTAAGATTGACTATAATGCGCTTGCAAACGCAGTTATTCTTGCCACACGTATTGGACTGCGTATGACTACGGTTACACTAGAACTTCCCCATTGGGATGAAGTACAGAAGCGTGACCGTTTGACTGGGGTATCTTTCACGGGGTATGTTGAGGCTATGGACGCCTGTGGTGTGGACTCCACTGACGAAACTGCACTCGTTCCCATCTTAAATAGCGACGGTAGCCTTATGCAGTACCCGTTGGCGATGTTCTTGGGTGAGTTGAATAAAATTGCAAATAAAGCGGCTCAGGAGTATGCAAGTGAACTTCGTATTCCCGTTCCCCTGCTGGTTACTACGCAAAAACCAAGCGGTACTATTGCACAACTACCGACTGTGTCAAGTGGTGCTCACGCATCGTATGCACCGTATTACATTCGTCGTGTTCGTATCTCTAGTTTTGACCCGCTTGCGAAGGCGATGCTTGCCGTCGGTTATCCAACATACCCAGAAGCATCAGTCATGATGCCAGAGGAATTTAAACTTCTTGACGACTACGAAAAAATGTTGGTATTGGATAAAGCACAGACGTGGGTGATTGAATTTCCTATTCGCACAAGCGCAACCCGCTCTGCAAATGAGGAATCCGCTGTTGAACAACTAAAACGGTATTTCACGCTTCAAAAGTATTGGACTGACCACAATACGTCAATTACCATCACGTTTAATAACGATGAGGTGAATGATATTATTGACCTAATTATGTCAAACTGGGATGATTACATCGGGGTATCATTCCTACCAAAATACAGTGGTGCTTACCCGCTTATGCCATACGAGGAAATTGATGAAGCCCAGTGGGCATGGCATCACCTCAATGTTGCTCACATCACATGGCAGGATATTGTGAAAGCTTTGTATGCCCGTGAATCAACGGCTACAGATGAAGATGAGTTTGACCCTGATTGTGTTGGCGGGGCTTGCCCAGTACGCTGACACAAAAATAGGGTATAATAGTAGAGGGGTAGTTTACCACAAGTTTGACTCCGGTTAGACACGGTATACTACCCCGCTTTTATTGTGTTAAGGGAGATTTATGACGAAAAAATCAAGGTTTCAAGATATTTTAAAGGATTATAGTGATAAATACGACTTGGAGACACTTAACTCTCCGAATGACAGGGCTAATCTCGAGATTTTAATACAAAATCAAGTACTTATTGAAAGATTACAACAAGAGATGCTACTCCTTACTGAGTCATCTTCTATCATGGAAAATATTGAGTCAATACAGCGTGTCGGTAATTCTATCCGTGACCTTATTGAAAGAAATCTACAGGTAGAGCGGGCACTTGCCCTTGACCGAAAGACCAGAAAGTCTGAGAATTCTGATAGTATCTCAAGTTATTTAACAACATTAAAAGTAACTGCTCAAAATTTTATAGAAAAACGATTAGTAAAAGTATATTGCCCTGACTGTAAAATACTACTGGCACGGTTTTCACCTGTAATGGAGCACACTGCATTTCACTTCGAAACACAATGCAGTCAGTGTAATCGAAGAGTTACGATGACCAGAAAGAGTGCTAGTGAGGGTATATTTTTTGATATTAAAGATTACAAGTGGAGAAAACAATATCTTTACGAGGTTATACAACCCGCAAAATCCAGCGATGTACCAGAAATCGAAAGTGATGAAGATGTTGTAATAATGGAGGATGAGGATGGCTCTACAGAAGAAAATTGATGAATCGGAGTTAGCCTTACTCGAGATTATAGAAGACCCTGTGTGGTTTAGTGAATTTCTTCGCTCAACAAATAACGGGGACATGAATAAAAATAACTGGTCATCAGATGAATTTAAGCACCGCCCATACCAACGCGAAATTCTTACAGACCAAAATAAACATATTGTTATCACCGGCGGTCGCTCAATTGGTAAATGTCAGCCAACATCGTCCACGGTATATACCACTGAGGGCTTTAAAACTATCGGTGAATTATTGCGTAAAGACTCTTTTGTTACTTATGCGTATTCCACCGACGGTAAATTTAAACAGCGGCGGGCTACTATTACAAAGGATAAATGGGCAAAGTTACATAAATTTAAAACAGCTACTCAAGAAATTGAATGTACGTATAACCATCCGATACTTACGCCTCGTGGTTTTGTACTTGCAGGTGACTTGGTTGTGGGCGATTTAGTTGCAGTCACAAACATTTTACCAACTGACCACTGCGTATTAAATACATTCTCATGGTTTGAATTACGTGCGATGGGTTATGATATTCTCAACGACCTAAAGGTCATTGGATATATGGGAATCAAACCACGGTTTAAACAAGTTGCAGAAGAACTCGAATTTATTGCTAAGAATATGTTTCTTAATTTACGAATTGAGGATGGTAAGTATTATCTCGACCGCATTAAAACAGGGCAGACACGGCACTACATTCGTCAATTGTGGCGTGAGTGTGGTATTAACACAAAAAGCAACGGACGCAAGAAACAAAACCTAGACTTTTTAAAAACTCAACGTCTCGAGAATATTAAAGTTTTTCTAGAGGCAGTTTTTGCTCAGTATGGTGCTTTCTCAAGTACCGAAGTATCTCTGAGAGTACCAAACGAAAATTTTACAAAAGAGTTTCAAGAAATTTTGTTATACTTTGGTATAAGCACAACCAGAAAAAAGACTGGTGATGTTGTACAAAAAACCCACGGATATACCGGCGACTTTTCTATCTGGGAAATAACCACGCTAGATAAAGAAAATGCACTACGCTTCTGGTCTACATTCACTGTACCTGGTATTAAAGTCAACCTAGACCTTAGTAACGTAGAACCACCAGATAATATACGCTGGGAGGCAATTGAACACAGGAAAAGTCGTTCCTACAATATGCCCACTTATGCAGTACACGTTTATACTGACGAGACGTATATTTCTAACTATATTGTTGTGCATAATTCGGTGATTATTGAAGACTTACTGACTTACCAGATTGTTAACAATGACATTGAATTCCCAAAAACGTCTGAACAACTTCTTGTAACCCCAAACTCAAATCAGTTAACACCGTTACTTGACAGACTTGTACTTAAATTTACTACAAGCCCGTTACTAAAGGACTTTCTGGGTAATAACATTAATCGCTCGAAAGGTACGCTAGATTTCAAGTTTGGCTCGCGAAATCACCGGTTTAATGCCCGTATTGCGGGTACAAAAGAAAGTAATAACTTAGTAGGTTTACATATTCCACGTATTGCTGGCGATGAGATGCAGTTGTTTCCCATGACCGCCTTTAATCAACTCCAGCCTACACTAAATACGTGGGAACCAAAGATACAGGAAATTTACTGTGGTGTACCTAACGGATTACGAAACAGTGCACTTTACGACCTAGACATCCGTCGCCCAAAGTATAAAAAGTATCGTATTCCGTCACCAAACAATCCATACTTTACACTAGATGACTGGAATGACGCACTCCGCAAGTACGGAGGTATCGAGGAAGACATTTTTCAACAACTTGTACTTGGTCGTCATGGGTCAGCAAGTTTTCAAGTAATTCCTAGAGACGCATTTACCCTTGAGCAGGTTGATTTTTTTAGTTATCGTTTTTCTAACAATGATAAACTAAAGGGGAAGTCATTTAAGGACGTACTAAAGTTACATAAAATTACTGGTTATGATTATGTTATTTTTTCTATAGACACTGGATTTTCAGACCCAACCGTTATACAGGTGGTTGCGGCGAAGAATAATAAATATATTACACTTGTACGATACCGAATTACTAAGATTGATTATCCTGAACAAGAGTCAATTATCCATTACCTTACTCAGTTTTATAATCCCACAAAGATTGCAATTGACGTAGGCGCAGGTGGTGGTGGGGCGGGTATCTACCAATCACTTTGTAGTCGGGAGGAATATACTGTTTACAAATATGCTGAAAGAATTATTCCTGTGCTTTTTAATGAGCGTGTGTCAGTTGGTAGAACAGACGACGATACTGAACTTACTGAGGTATTTCGCAGTTGGGGTTCGAAAGAAATCGCACGAATGGTCTCAGAGGGTACGCTCTTATTTTCTGAGATAGACACCGAGGGTGTAAGTCAGTTAGAGCGACTTACTCGTCAGAAACGTATCACCGGAAACGACCACTACTACATCATGAATGAACGGGGCGTTGGTGCCTCTGACGATGACCATATCTTTGCAAGTTACTTGTGTTTTATTTATGCGCTACGAGGTAAAACAGCAGTTTCTCAGTCAGTGTTACCCATTCTCGCAAAACCAGTAAGTAATACAACAGTGAGGTAAAAATGGATAAACCATTAGCAAAAGCGACATCAGCATATATGCCGTCGCCGTTTCTTGTGAATAATCAATTTGTAGCCGGTTATTATGACCCAACCATGCTACCGTTTGACAATTCGAAAAAATACACGTATCATGAGATTATAAAGTTCTGTCGATATTTTTATGAACAGGACACAATCGCAGGTACAGTTGTTGACCGTATGGTTGACATGGCAATTACAAAACTACGGAATCGCAAGGATAAAGATAATCCAGAGGCATACGTAGAATTTTACGATGCGGTGGCAGATTACATTCAACCGTATCTTAAAGTAGTCGCACTCGATTACATTCTCCACGGTATGGCAGTACCAGAAGTAACTTATGGAGTTATTATGGGAAATCGGGTTGACCCAACTCTTGGGAGAAAGCGTGTCTTTTTCCCAAACTCCTTCTGGGTAAGAAATCCAGAAAATATTATTTTACGTAAAAAATTGATAGGTATGGAGCGGAGTGTATTTGTTAAAGTCCCGAAAGAAGATATTGACTTCATTATGAACAAGGGAAATCGTACCGATGGTGCAGTAGACACCGAGGCGTACAATGAGTTAGTTCGTGAGTTTCCTAGTTATGTAAAAGCAATACAGAAGGGTGTCACAATATTCCCTCTACCAAACGCACGTCCAATATACCGGAGACTACGTTCTTACGAAGATTACCCAAAACCATATTTACAAAATGCACTATTCGCTCTACAGCATAAATACTACTTGAAAATTATGGATAGAAGTATCGCCGCTAGAGCAAGTGAACTTTTACGTCATGTGCGAATTGGTTCGGATAAGTTCCCTGCAACTGATGACGATATTAAGTCAACAGAAACAGTGTTGGCAACAGCCGCCGTAACAGGCGACCGAGTCTTCAACTTCTTCACGAACCATACAATTGAAGTTTCGTGGATTACACCACCACTCGAGGCACTACTCAATGAAGCAAAATATGTTGAGCCGAATGCAGATATTTTTCTTGCACTTGGATTTCCGAGAATTCTTGCTGTAGGTGAAACATTACGAAGTAATGCGTCAGATAATAAAACAGCGAGTCTTGGTCCTGTGTCCACGTTAAATGAACTAAGAGAGGCAATACTTCTCTGGGTTGAAGGTTTCTACAAAGAAATTGCGGTAAAGAATGATTTTCCGTGGCACCCGAAGCCCTCTTTCAGCCCAATTGCACTTCAAGATATTACTGCACTGACACAACTCGCTATTCAAGCACAACAAATTGGAGCCATTTCTAAGGACACAATTGCCTCACTCTATGGTACTACCTATGAAGACGAGCAGGAAAAAATCGACACAGAGAGTAACACACTGGAGGAACTGACGAATGATAATAATCAAGGAGGAGTACCAGAAGAACAATTACCTCAAAGCGAATGAGGGGTACTCACTTCGAAACAAAAATATTGAATACAAGACACTTGTTATTCATACAACAAATGGAAGAGCTAATAGTAGCATCGGGGCAGAACGAAACTTTCTGATTATGTCAAAAGATGTAAGTGCTCACTACCTTGTATCAAAAACGGGTGACACGTTTCAATTACTGAATCCTGCGGAATACGTAGCATGGCACACTGGGAAAACATTTACTCCAGATACAGCAAACCCGTCTGCAATTGGTGTTGAAGTCCATTTCTCTCCTTTAGAGGGATTTTGGAATGGGTTAATGTGGGAAGAAATAACGAGACTCGCACGCACCTACCCGGGATTAAATCCACAGATGCACCGAAGTATTGCCGCCCCAGCGGGGAGGAAAATAGACCCAAGTGGCGTTACTGACGCTGGGTTTGCCCACTGGAAGAAGATGCGTTTAACGCCCTATAAGATATACACGACAACGACTCGTGCAAATATTCGTAAATCAGCCACAAGAGACTCCGCCGTAGTTACTACCCTCGAGGCAGGTACTCCTGTAATGTCTTTTGATGCCGACATATTTTTTGGGGAGACAATTAATGGAGTGAGTCGCTGGCGTTACGCTGTTGGTCTAGGATATATTTTTGAGCCACTTCTTAAAGCGAGGTCGTAATGTCAAATCAAGTAGATTCCACGAGTATTATTTCTGCAATTGCCGGTGCTGTTGCTGGTATTATCGGCTCTATTGTCGCTTTACGAAGTAAAAATCAAGATGCAGAGAGTGATTTACGCACCGACTTACTTCAACTTGTACAACATCATTCAGCACGTATTTCTGCTCTTGAGCAGGAAAATAAAACACTACACGCAGAAAACCAAGAACTGCGAAAAGAACGAGATAAACTTATTCTTGACATAAGCGAATTACAAAAAGAACGAGATAGCACAAAAAATCGCCTTGCGTATTTGGAGCAACGACTTACTGATATGGACGTACTTGAACGACGTATGGCAGAACTATTACGTAAACTAGGAGGAGAATCTCATGGAAAATGATTCATTGACTGTTATTTTACAGTTTGTTACGGGTACAATTATTCCCTTTGCGGTGCTGTACCTACAGCGAGTGTCGTGGAAGCCGTATTACAAATTCGGTCTTGCCGCCGCTCTTTCGATTATTGTGGCGACTCTTATGGCGGTAATTGATAACGAGGTAACGCCTCAGGCAACTCTAACCAATTTTACCACTATTCTCACTATCTCACAGACAGTGTATCACACATTTTTCCGCACACTGAACCTACACGCTGGGCTATTCCCACAAGATGCGCTTGTGAACAAATCAAAGGATTCGGTCGCATCGAGTATTGAGGCTATGGTTGACCCCGTACTGGCTCAGCAAATTATTGATGAGCGAAAGCCGGAACAACTCAGTATCAGTGTAGATATTACAAAAGCTGACGGTTAATGTATTTCTAGCCCTCCGTAAGGGGGGCTAGACTTTTTTTGGAGGATTTATGAAATGGTATGAAAAAATAGTATTCATCACGGCTATTCTTGTGGTTGCCGATTATTTTTTAGATATTGTAGACCTACTAAAAGAACTCTACGTACTTGAAAGTTTTGAGTAATCAACAGTAAAAAAAAATATAAGGGAAAGATTATGGTAAAATACGAACTATACACGGGTAATTCAATAAATGTTTTAAGAACACTACCAGACAATTCTATCGACAGTGTAGTTACTGACCCTCCGTATGAAATAGGATTTATGAATAAGGGGTGGGATAAATCAGGTATTGCAAACAGTACCGACCTCTGGAAAGAGGTACTTCGTGTATTAAAGCCGGGGGGTCATTTAATTTCTTTCGGCGGAACACGAACGTACCATCGCATGACCTGCGCTATTGAAGACGCAGGATTTGAAATTCGGGACTGCATCCAATGGATATATGGCTCGGGGTTCCCGAAGTCGCTCGACGTCAGCAGGGCGATAGATAAGCAAGCGGGAACAGAAGGCGTATGGTGTGCTCATCCGCAATACGCAAATCGCAACGGAAACGGTTCTGACTCTATTTTCGGACAAAAAAACGGACAAAATGGAACAAGGCATTTATATAACCCAGCCACGCCCGAAGCTCAGCAGTGGCACGGCTGGGGCACGGCGTTGAAGCCCGCCAATGAACCCGCAGTGCTCGCTCGTAAACCATTTTTAGGTACGGTAGCAAGTAATATACTTGAGTGGGGTGTTGGTGCTCTTAACATTGATGGAACACGAATTGCAACCGACGAAGACTACGGTAGAAAGGGACTTACCCCAAGAACTAGGGGTTACGTTGGTATAAAAAGCGACGAATACACTTTTTCAAATCCAGCGTCTCCACTTGGGAGATGGACTGCCAATGTGATATTTGATGAGGAATCTGCAAAAATACTTGATGAGCAAAGTAATACAGCCTCACGCTTTTTCTATGTAGCTAAGCCGTCACCTACAGAAAAATCGGCTGGTCTTGAAGAAGCACAAAGCAACAAGCACCCAACAGTGAAGCCAGTTACCCTTATGGAGTACCTTATTCGCATGATTACTCCACCGTCTGGTACAGTACTTGACCCGTTTTCTGGAAGTGGTACAACGGGTTGTGCGGCTGTTAATGCAGGATTTTCTTATATAGGTGTTGACCTTAGTGCTGAGTACAATGAAATTGCAGAGGCTCGTATTAAGTACTGGCTTGACAGACAAAAATAATTATGGTATACTACCTAAGTAGCACAAACAAGTGCTAACATCACTCGAGGAGATGCTATGTCAGTTTGGAAATTTGCGTTGCTTGCATTTGCAGTGCTTATGCTTGCATCATGTGGTGCGCCAGTAGAAGCGCAGAAACCTACAATTGGTATGATTCTGGTTGGTCCAAAGAACGACGGTGGCTGGAGCCAAGCCCATTATGAGGCGATGAAGCAAGTCGAAGCGGAAGAGAACGTAACATTTATTTACGTTGACAAGGTGAATCCAGCCGACCGACCCAACGTCAGCGCAGAAAAGGTAGCCAGCGAACTTATTTCCCAAGGGGCGACCATGATTATCGCTAATTCGGATGACTTTAAAGACAGCATTCGAGAGGCGGCAGTTAATTACCCCAACGTATCTTTCTTGCACGCATCAGGTGACGACGTAATGACCGGTAAGGCACCGGCAAATCTTGGTAACATGATGGGGCAAATGGAGTATGGGAAGATGATTGCCGGGTGTGCGGCGGCTCTGGAGTCGAACACAGGGAAGATTGCTTATGTTGGTCCCCTGATTAACGACGAAACTCGGCGTTTGGTAAACGCCGCTTATTTGGGTGCGCAATACTGCTGGACATCCTACAAAGCACAAGACCCAGCACTACTTCGGTTCTCGGTCAAGTGGATTGGATTCTGGTTCAACATCCCGGGTGTAACTCTTGACCCAACGTTGGTGATTAACGATTACATTACGCAAGGGTATGATGTGATTATGTCAGGTATTGACACACCCGAAGTTGTCACAGAAGTTGCAAAGGCACACGCAAGCGGTAAGGCAGTCAAGAGTATTCCCTATGACTTTAAGGGAGCGTGTGATAAGGGTCCCGCCCCGTGTATTGGCGTACCATACTTTAACTGGTACCCCGAATACAAGAAGATGGTACAAGCACACATCGCAGGAACATGGAAGCCCGGTTTTGTCTTGTTTGGTCCAAACTTCGCTGACTTGAACAATCATGACACGAGCGGTATTGGATTTATGATGGGTGCTGGTCTAACACAAACAAAGTCACTTGGAATGTTCCTTACCGCACTTAAGGACGGCTTGAATTTGTGGACTGGTCCGTTGATGTACAAGGATGGAAGTACATTTATTCCCGCAGGTGCAACTGGTGACACGAAGACCGTATGGTATCAGACACAGTTGTTGAAGGGCATTGACGGTCAGTAAGGATGAAAACGATTCATCTCTATTTTGATGGGGGAACTGTCCATGGGAGCTTTAAGGTCTACATTGACAGTGTAAAGGAAGAATGTCTGAGACATCATCAAACGTATGAGATGGATGGGATTGGTGATAGTAACCAAGCGGAGTTTACCGTGTTATTACGTGCGCTCCGCTGGTTACACATCAACGTCGAAGACATGAGTAAGGTTTATTTAAAAGTATACGGAGACTGTGCTACGGTGCACACCGCAGTCACAAAGAATATGGTGTCAACAAAAGAGGTCTATAATTATCTCGCAGAACGAATTCGAGAGCGATTATCCGCCTTTGGTGGTTATAAATATACCCGCATTAACCGAGTTATCATTAAAGAAATCCTCGGGCATTAGGAGTAATCAGTGCACTACTACGAAGCGATTGATAAGTGGGGAAATAAACAACTTGTTGGATTATGTGGAAAAGGAGCAGTGAAAAATGCAGACGGAACACGAGCAATTTACTTGGGATATTTTGAAGAAAAGCCAGAATGGAGTCCTGACAATTCGCATTCCCCTAAAAAGCGTGGACGACCAAAGGGACGTTCGCAAGATAACACTTGATTTACAGCGGAGGTCAAGTAAACCGGTAGAGAGTCGCCTTAGCGATACATCGCTTATGTTTACCGTATACATAGATATTCCGCTAGATTTGGAGTATTGGCGTGAATTTTCTAAGACGTATGGATGCTCAGACATTCACTTTACGCCCACGGTTGATATTCTTCGCCTTCTGTTTCCTTAGTTTATTTGTGGTGAGTATTCTCCCACATACGCATTCAGTAACGGCAACCCCTATTCCGAAAGGGTCGGGGATTGACCCTAACATTGAGGCTATCCTGCCCACCCTGTCTCAGTTTACCATACAGCCGGGTGAGGAATGGTCGTTTAACGAAGCGGTAGGTCACCCAGACCGGTATCAACTGGTGACTGTATACGGCGTGTATGGGGGTGGGTGGTGTGATGTCGCATCTCGATATGCGGAGTTAGCACGAAAACTTGGACTTGAGCGTACCTTTGTAATTCACAGTACCCCGTTATTACGGGTAGAAAGGCAGGACAACGTCTCGATATGGAACGAAACTGGAATGCGTGGGCAATTACAAGATTTATTACTACGCAATACGAGCGATACAGCAATCACCTTCTCGCTTTTGTCTACGGCGGGGGAATATCAACTTATAGCATCCTCGTCGCATCCCTTCTTCTTACAGGGTTCTCGGTTTACTATGCGCTAGTGTATGACTGGCTACCAGACTACCAGAGTGACCCTCTTTTTTTACTTCAAGTACCGTTTTTATTTACTCGGTATACGGTGGTAGCCGGTATTCTTCTTGCATACTTTGATACGACAAGTTTTGTACCAATGGAAGCGTGTGCACTCTTTTTTTCCTATTTCACTGGTACACTTTTGCTATCGCTGGTCATTCCGTACTCCCTTGCTCCTCGTGAGTATCCGTAAGGGGTTGTAAGGGATTGTGAGGGATTGTGAGGGGTTGTGAGGGATTGTAAGGGGTTGTAAGGGGTTGTAAGGGATTGTAAGGGATTGTGAGGGATTGTGAGTGCTAAAACCAAAGGGTACCTTTTAAAAATTTGTAAGGGTCTGTGCATGGTGGCTGGCGATACTTTTTGAGCATTTTTTTCCCCCATGCCTAGGCATGGGGGAGCTCGTGGTTTGTGTGTGTCTACGTAAGTTTGTACGCCTCGTAAATCTTACCATGAATCACGATGGGCAATTTTGATAGATACAGCTGGGCATCATACGACACCGTGTCACGTTTGACACGATTGCATACGCTACACTCTAGGATGGTATTGACAACACGCAAATTACCAGCGTTGTTGTGTGGTAAAATCTGCGCTAGTGGGTACCAAATGCCATTCGCACTACGATGCTCCAAACGCATGACACCACCCATACTGCGTGGAAACAAATGCCCGAAATCGCCTTTTTGTACGCCATGAATCGGACACTCGATGATGTCCGTACCATAGAGAAGGCGTTTGATGGACGTGGTGTCCTTTTTACCAAAAATGCTCTCCACACCACGAAACGCATCGGTGCCACCCAACACGCCATATGGCGTGTGAATCTCGCCGATGTCATTTTTGAGCAATAGGCGAGCCATTACGCTCGCATGGCTCAAACCGCCGTTGCTGTCTACCACGTTGGCGTATACACACAGCTCCCAAAGATTGCGGACCATGACACCCAACACATGCACAATAGCCATGACTCTATCCTCCTGATATGGACGTTGACACGTTGCAACGCCTCATGTACGTATAATAGAGAGTTATCTAGAAAAAGTCAAGAGGCATTTTACCGCATTAGGAAGCCATAAACCCCACTCGACATAACGAAGCGCGGTTCGCGACCAGCGGACACCCCCTACCCCCTAAAAAAAGGCACTTATTACAATGGCTTAATATATATTTGCCAATATACAGCATCTGGAAGCGGTAGAAGAATAAAGAGGGTACCCCCTACCCCCTATGGTAATGCACTTAGGTATGTGGCGGGCGGATAATTACTGTATGTAACGCGCGCCATTCTCATGTAATTCTCATAATAGTCACTTGACACAGCACATTAACCGTGGTATACTTAGTACATAAGGTTAAGTGAACGGTTTCCCCGCTAACTGCCTAATTTGTGGACTGAACTCCGGTTAAAACATACCGTAGGTGCGGTACCTCTTGTGGATTCTAGACTCTGACAAGACCGGAACGGTGGTTCGATTCCACCTCAGACCAGACCATCCTCCTAATGCTGGTTAAACCAAATCCGTGGGTACGGTAAATCTTATGGATTCTAGATTCTCTGTAAGACCAGCAAGCAGGTTCGAATCCTGCTGGGAGAGACCAAACTATTTACACCCGTCGGTAAATCCGGCGGGTTTATTATTTACACTGGTGTGGGGGTAGGGGGTCCCCCCCGCCCCTAAAACTCTTTACACTCGGTTGTAAAGTCATGCTCACGCCGCCCCACCAACATATGAGAGAAACTCATCTAATTCTCATAAAACTCTCTTGACAAGGTTGTTCATTCATGATACAATGAATTATCAAGTTAAGAGAGCGGTAAGTAGTCCACGGACTCACTACTTCGTACCGACGTGAGGGTGAAATACCCCTCTCAGAAGAGTCACTCTCTTAACTTGGTCCCTGAGTCTCTGAGGGGGGTTAACTTCAGAGAGACCACAATACTTTTATTCTCAGTTTTTATCTGAGTGCAAACTTTGTTGTAAACATAAAAGAAAAAAAAATAAAATTGAAATTTCAATTTAAAAACAAAAATTGCATCAAAATAAATACAGTAAGGGTAGGGGCACCCCCTACCCCCTACCACATCTGCCCGAAAAGATGCAGATACGAAAAAAAACAATTCTCATCTAATTCTCATTTTGAAATTCAAATTGCCCCTTGACAAGAAATCTAGCCAGTGGTATACTTAGTACATAAGGTTGAGTGATGGTCTTTCCCAAAACTAACCTAAATTACGGTTTGAACGACACTTAATCCATTCCGTAGGTGCGGTAAATCTAATGGATTCTAGACCCTTCATTAGAGTGTCATGGTGGTTCGAATCCACCTCTTACCAACCATTACGGTCTGACATCCACTTAATATATTCCGTAGGTGCGGTAAAGCCTTAGTACTGCTAAGGCGTGGACTATCGGTTCGTTCCCGAGCAGACCGACCAAACTATTTACACTCGCCGAGTAATCGGCGGGTTTTATTATTTACACTTGGGGGTGGGCAGGGGGACCCCCTACCCCCTAAACGCTTTACACCATGTAAAGAATTACTCAACAGATACCTATCATCTTTCTCTAATATTCAAAATTCAAAAGCCGTGGTATAATTAACTGTAACCGAATAGAAGAGGTGCGTATGCTCGGTCTAACCTTTGGCATTGTTCTGCTGTTGCTCATCAAGCCCATTATTGCTGTTATTGTGTATTTGATGTGGAAGTAAGGCGGGCGTAATTCACGCTCATCTACTGTAAACACTTTACAGTAGGGGGTAGGGGGTGCCCCGCCGAACTCTTTACACTATGTAAATAATTACCTCTCATCTAATCCTAATATTCAAAATCGAAAAAGCGTGGTATAATTAACTGTAACCGAGAAGAGGGGAGATAACTTCATGTACAAGTCTGACGCCACTCGCATGGTCGCCGCCGTTCTCATGTTTCCGTTCTTGCTTGTGTGTAAGGTTTTGGTCGTGTGTGTCCGTTTGGTCGGTGCGCTCTTGCGTTTCTTGGTCGGTGTCGTGTTGAGCTGTTTGGAATTGCTCAAGGTGATTCCGTCGATGTAACCGCAAAACCCCTAGTGTAAAGTGTTTACACTGGGGGCGTGGGGCACCCCCTACCCCCTAAATTCTTTACACCGTGTAAAACATTGTTTCTCATCTAATTTTCATACTATTTTAATCTAAAGTGTGGTATAATTCTAGTGTAATGTTAATAAGGAGGCTCATATGCGTGAGAAACACGTTGCCCACGAAGTGGCGTTCGCTGGGGGATTCAGGGAGATGATTGTTGTCGCTATTGAAATTCCCGAGGAAAAAAAAGTTTTGGTTCGTGTTGACATCGTCCAGAAAGATAGCATCTTCTATGAAGATTCTTCAATTTTCTTTGCTGGTGAGCGTGTTCGTCCGTTCGACATTCACGACCATTCAAAGGTTATGAAACACGCAAAGCGCATCATCCGCAAGCAAGTGCGTGCTATGATGAGAGCCATCGAGCAATTTGAGCCAATCGAGGAATCAACACCAGAGTGTGAATAGTGTAAGGAGTTTCATCCTTTGGTGTAAACCCTTTACACTAGGGGGTAGGGGGTCCCCCTACCCCCTAAACTGTTTACACCTTGTAAAGAATTATTTCTCATGTAATTCTCATTTTAAAATTGAAAAATCTGTGGTATAATTACTGTGTAGCCGAGAGAAAGGGCGCATTATGTACATGAAGGCAACCGTGACCCGTGAGGGAAAGTTCGAGTTCATCCTGCAAGGTGAGATTGACGACGTGGGCGGTTTTCGTGAAGACCTTGAATACGAATTGCGGGGTTCTTTTCACGCTGACCCCACCTGTAGCGTGTTCGACATCAAGTTCGAAACCGACGGGGGCACAACTCACTCGCAAGCGGTAATGATTGACGAGGGCGGATTCAAGTTCGTTGAGCTGTAAGGAGTTCCGAATGAGCCTCGAACTGCTTTTGGTCTTAGTAATCATCTCAAAACCGCTTGCTGTGCTTGTAATCTGCTTACTATGGCGTGACTAATCCTCACCCTGCTGTAAAGTCTTTACAGTAGGGGGTAGGGGGACCCCCTACCCCCTAAATTGTTTACACCTTGTCAAATATTTTTTCTCATCTAATTCTCATAAAAGTCTATTGACAAGTCACCGATTACGTGCTAAAATAGGATGTAATTGAATTTTTGGTGGTAAGGAGTTTTTTGTGGAAGAATTAAAAATGCGTCTTGTGCGTGACACCATCTTTAAGGTGTTTTTGACCATGCACGGCTTTGAGCAAATGACTCGGGAGGAGTTTGTGGCGTTACAACGCAAGGCTCGCCGTCATAAGCTGGTCAGCAAAATTTTGTGCGGTTGTGCGCTGTGCATGGAGTCCGCTTCCCGCATGAAACTCCGCTAGTGTAAACACTTTACACTAGGGGGTAGGGGGTCCCCCTCCCCCGTGAAACACTTTACACCTTTTAGGTGGATTGTAAATAATTATTTATCAGATAAATATCAGGTAATTCTCATAAAAACCCCTTGACAACAGTACCAATTCATGATACAATAAATTATCAAGTTAGATAGAAGGATTTTCCAATGACTGCTGATTCTTTGACTCCTTGCCATTACTGTGAGAAACTCTTCGACCTTGATGAGTTAGTAGCGGTTGATTTGTTGCCAGATGACCCCGAGCATCAAGGTGAGGTGACTTATTTGTACTGCTCTGACTGCGCTACTAAGATGGAGTAAAGACTTTACACTAGGGGGTATGGGGGTCCCCCTCCCCCCTAAATTGTTTACACGGTGTAAAGCATTATTTCTCATCTAGTTCTCATAAAAGTTTTCCCTTATCCGTGGTATAATACGTATGTAAGAGAAGTTAAGGAGAGTTTTTATGATGGTATATGCGAATCGTGTTCACGGTGTAGGTATGTTTGGTGTGAAAGTGTCGTTTGTTTTCAACGGCGAGCGCACCAGCATCACGACCGCCGCATTCAAGACTCGGGAAGAGGCAGACGCTCGTGGGCAATTCCTGTTGCGGGATTTGTTGTCGAAGGGCTTCACCATCACGGGCTACAAGCGCATCCGCTTCAACCCGTAATCGACTCCCACTGTAAAGTGTTTACAGTGGGGCACCCCCTACCCCCTAAACTGTTTACACCGTGTTAAATATTTTCTCTCATCTAATTCTCATAAAAGTCTATTGCAATTCCTTTATAACCGTGCTAAAATAGGATGTAATCAAGTTAATCAAGGAGTGCTCAAATGCAGAGTAATGCAACCCGTGCCGTAGCCGACGTTCTCATGTTCCCTATCATGCTCACGTTGAAACTGTGTTTTGTGGCTGTGCGTGGTGTCTTTGCGGTTTTCCGCTTCATCATCGGCGTGTTGTTGGGCTGTGTTGACAACATCAAGCATATCCCCAATCTGTAGGCACAACCCTGCTGTAAACACTTTACAGTAGGGGGTAGGGGGTCCCCCTCCCCCGCAAAACACTTTACACCTTTTAGGTGGATTGTAAACAATTATTTATCAGGTAAATATCAGGTAATTCTCATAAAACTAACTTGTATTATCGTGTAATCCATGCTATAATAAATTATCAAGTTAGATAAAGGATGTTTTCTATGGACAAACTGCTCCGTGACCGTCGCTACGACGACGCCTGTCGCACCTACTACCGTCGCAAGTTCCGCCGTCGCTTCAAAATCGCCCTCGCTCGCATCGCCCGTCTCGGTGGCTGTGCCTAAACAAGGAGACTGAAATGCACAAGAAGACCGTCAAGCAACAAAAGGCACTGAAGCGTCGCCTACTCATCATCGCCCTAAAGCGTGAAATCCGTAAGCTTGACCTTCTCCTTCCTTTCCTGTGTCCGTGCTGTGGGGAAACGGGTCCGACTATCGACGCTATCCACCGCTGTGAACACGAACTTCACAAGCTCCTCCGGCAAGCCTAGTGTAAAGGGTTTACACTAGGGGGTAGGGGGTCCCCCTACCCCCTTATCGACCAAAAACCCCGCACTTAGTTATTTGCGTTATTGCGAGTTGCCTCTTATCTATTTCTCATATAATCCCCAGTAAACCTGTGTTATAATAAATTGTAATCAAGTAAAGGAGTCACTGTGCTACTACTTTCAACTGCGATTGTGTTGCTACTGCTGATTAAACCGTTATTTGTCATTTTTATTTATTTGATGTGGAAGTAGGGAGAGAAGTATGACCACTGTAGAAATACCGGGCGTTAATTTTACTTGTTTGCACTGCGGTATTACATTTGGTGATGGTAGTGCGTGGGATTGTTGCGCTTCATGTGGATTAGAACTAGAAGAATTTTTTGATGATATGGACGAGGCTTTTTCTTTTCTTAGTGTGCACGAGCCAAGCCCAGAAGACTTTACTCAGTAGTGTCTTCATGCGTGGGTCACCCCCTACCCCCTACAACTCTCATGTTACTTTAATGTAAAAAAGAGGTAATCTGTGGTATACTACATATGTAGGAAAGGATGTGTTATGGGTAAACGTACATGGCGAATGAATCGGTCAATTACTCGGCGGATTTTTCGCAATCCTCATGGGTTTGATGCAAATGCTTATCGCAGTGGTGTAGGATTACACGCTCCATTAATCTCTGCGGAAGCGGAGAAAAAAGCGAGCGAGGAGTACCAGAAACTGCGTGCGACAATGGTACTGTATGGTGAGTGTGTCCGTTGTGGTGAACTCACTGACTTGTCACCTGAAGCATATGCACGTTTTGGAGAACGACTCTGTACCGGATGCGCTGTGTAATCGCTACGGTAGGGGGTAGGGGGTCCCCCTGCCCCCTCGTTCAATTTACTAGCACTTATATATTTGCAAAAATGCAGATTTCTTATCTAATTTTAATACTAAAATTGAAAAATCAATGTTATAATAAAGTGTAATCAAGAGAAGGAGCGTACGATATGCACAAGACACGCATTAAGTTTATTTGGTTAGGTCTGAATCATGTGGTAACGACAAACCCAACACCCGACCGTGCACTTGACCATAACAACGCAAACATCATCCTCAAACGGTTACTTACTCAGGGGGCTACTATTGTCAGTGTTCGCCCCTTGGTGAAACGGTAGGAGTTAAAAATGAAAATTGTAACGTGTTTCTGTATTCAATGTCGGTATCGACTCAACCGACAGAAAAAACACGGCGAGGATATTATTACACACGAGACGCGTTCCGCACGGCGTATCGTAAAACAAATTTTGAAAACCGTGAAAAACAATCCAGAAATTGAAATTGAAATTCCAGAGAAGCGTGCTGTACCACGAACAGCATAGACTTTTTCTGGGGGCAGGGGGACCCCCTACCCCCTAAACCTCTTATCTAATTCTCATTTTAAAATTAAAGAATCCGTGATATAATAAGATGTAATCAAGAGAAGGAGAATGTTATGACTAACTTGGCTAATCTTCATCTGCTCCGTGCATCATACTCTGACGAGGAATTGCATGACTTCCTGATGGAACAGCAAGCGGATGAGTTTGAGCAGTCTTCTGGTGAATTGATGGATTGGCTACGAGAAGAGTTTGATGAGGATGTGAGTGGTGACTTTGAGCCGTATTCTGATGGTGAATTACCATTCTAAAGGAGAATAGCATGGGCGGATTTATTATCTTTGCTGTATTGCTTATTGTTATCTTTTGGTCGTACTAGTCGTGACCCTGCTGTAGTTTTACAGTGGGGGCAGGGGGACCCCCTACCCCCTAAATCTCTCACCTAATTCTCATTTTAAAATTCAAAAATCTATGCTATAATAAATTGTAATCAAGTGAAGGAGAACAACATGGCGCAACGCATGACAATCTACCGTATTAAGTACCTTGTAGCGGAGAATGAACCGCACTTCTTTGACCGCAAAACAATGAAATTCTTTGGTCAACGCTTGCGTGACTTTAGTGTCCGTAAGATGCAAGATGGTCGGTATCGCATTTCTTGCCCGTTGAAACGTCCTATTTCACGTATGGAGTGGGGCGAAACAATTCGGTACTTCAACCCTGCCACTAACACATTAGAGTGGGAGTAGGCGGGGCAGGGGGACCCCCTACCCCCTAAACCTCTCATCTAATTCTCATTTTAAAATTCAAAAATCCATGGTATAATACATATGTAATCGAGAGAAAGAGGAACACGATGAACGCCAAGCGTGAATTGATGATGATGATGAACGGACATCCGACATTGATGGTCAAGACGTATAGCCCAGGTGATGGAAAAGTGCGCTACCGTATCATGAAAAAGAACGACGAACACGATTATTTTTCTGATTACGGCTATTTCACCGGCTCGGCTCGTGAGTGCGTTATCTTCATGTATGGGTATCGCCGTGGTAAGAGCATCGAGGTAGATACCTCTGATTGTTGCGGTTGCGATTGTTTACAATGCACAGTATACCCCGACCGTCTTATCACAGTAACAGAAGAGGAATAGAGTATGTCATACTTTAGTGCTTCAATATACACAAACAAAAATGGTTTTTACTCTGAAGTAATTCCGAGTGCATCACGACCAACAGAGTTAGAAGCAATCGAACACGCTATTATTAGTTATGAGGGTAAACGCATCAGCATTGAGCAAGTTTCGGATGTTATCGACCTAAGTCCGTCGGGGCGTGATTATGTTAAAGATGTTGAATATTCGCTCGCTTATAAGTATGGAGAAGTACCAGAATTTAAGAAAGTGCGGGTATATTTGCATGATTTTAGTGGGCAACTAACACTAGAACCCGACTACTTGCAGATTGTACGGGATACAATTAAGTCCCTGCTGTAAATGGTTTACAGCGGGGCAGGGGGACCCCCTACCCCCTAAACCTCTCATCTGATTCTCATTTTACTTTGGTGTGGTCTGTGTTATAATAAGAGAGTAAGGGGATGACATGGTATCGACAAGGTTCGGCATGGACGAGTAGCGATAACTGCCCATGGAAAGACGTGAAAGTCCGTCGTCTTAAGTGACGCACCGAGTTTTGGACGGCGGTTCAATTCCGCCCATCTCCACCATTATTAATAAGAGAGGAACAACATGAACGCAAGTACACAGATTCGGGAATTGATACCACAACTGACAGCCGAGGAACGCCGTTCCCTTTGGATTGTAATGCGTGGTGAGTTACAGATGATTGAAGTATTTGAGCGTGATGAGATTCGCATCTATGCAGAACAATACGAGTTTGCTGGTGAGCCTACTTCCTATTGGGTATACTTTGAGGAGAATCTCAAGGGAGTCGGTAAAAATCTACTCCGTGCTGTACAAGAGGCTGAATCTAGTTTGTTAACTGACATAAAAAATTTAGGAAAAGACCAATACGTTCGAGCCGACCAAATCGGGCGTGCCTTAACTAAGTTAGCGAAGGGCTTTGAAATCCTCCGTAATCTACCTACTCTATACGATGATGTATAGAGTGGGCGGTTTATCAGGGGCAGGGGGACCCCCTACCCCCTACTGTTCAATTACTTAGCACTTAGGTATTTGCAAATATGCAATTTTCGTATATACTATTATAGACAACCGTGCTCTAATCTAATTCTCATACTACTTAATGATAATCTGTGCTATAATAAGATGTAATCAAGTGATGGAGGATGTTATGAAGTTTGTAATGCAAAGCGGTGACCGCAAATTGACCACAGGTAAGAACGTTGCTGTTACGTACAATGAAACAGGTGTATCATGCCCCCGCTCTTGTATGTTGCATCCTAATCCTAATGAGTATGCACTCGAAAAGCGTACAAAGTTTGGGCGTGTGTCAACGTGCTACACCAAAAAGGGACGCACAAACATTCATCAAGAAAAAGCCGGTATTGTTGATGGTCTGAAGTTACGTGTCTCTGTCAAGAAGTTTCTTGACCTGCGTGCTCTTGAGAAAGGTAAAGGCGTTACACAAGCAAAGCGTATTGATACCATACGTTGGCACGTATCAGGTGACGTATTTGACAATGACGCCCCAAGTGTCGAATACATCAACGCACAAGTGTGGGCGTGTGAGCAACTTGACGCTGTCGGTGTAAAGAGTATCGGGTACACTCATGGATGGCGTTACGATGCAGTGCAACCACTCAAAAAGTGGTTTATGGCTTCCTGTGACACTATCGACGAAGTGCATCATGCCCGCTGGTTAGGCTGGATGACAACACTGGTTATTAATGTAAAGAACAAGCCGACAAGCGAACAACTCGGTGCTGTTAAACTTGTAACGTGTCCAAATCAGATTACGAAGGGGCGAGTTAAATGCGCTGAATGTATGTTGTGTTCACCTGCATCATTACCAAGTCTTGAAACTCCTCGGGTTATCGGTTTCAATTACCACTAAAATACACCACCCCTAAATCCAAAAATCAAAAAATTGAAAAATGGAAAAAATTAAAAATCCAAAAATCATAATCGGTTTTTGGGTTTAGGGGGTAGGGGGTCCCCCTACCCCCACCTGATTCTCATTAGTTACTAATGTACAGATAATAGATTCCGTGGTATAATACATATGTAGTCAAGAAGAGGAGAGTGCGATGCAAGAGTACAATGCGATGTGGTTAAGTACAGACGGTCATGGATTCTTACGTGTTCCGTGGTCAGTATTCAAGACGGTATACTTCATTCCTTCCGTGTTCAGTGTTCACGATAGTGATTATGTATACCTTGAGGAAGACTGTGATGGTCCAAACTTCTTGCGTGAGTGCCCAGACTTGAAGCCAAGCGAGCCATACCAGACACGAGAAGAAATTAACGAGTTCACGCAGTACATTGACATTCTTTTTCAATTAGGGAGAAGCTTCAACGATGAATAATGAACAAGACTTTCAGATGTTGGTTAAGAACGCACAACGTATGCTTGAATCTATGATGGTTCACTTCATGGAGCAAGCGCAGAAGTTGCAAGACCCAGAGTCACAGTTTCAAGACTTGCATCAATATCAGCAATTCGTTGAGTTGTGGCGTGCGGTGCGTATTCGTGCCCAAGAAACGGAAGATATGTGGCAAGCCAACCTTGACAAACGTGTTGCCCTGTATTCCGAACTGATGCAAAAAGCGATGAGCAAAACCTTTGACTCTATGGATAATCCATAGGGTCAAGGCTTTTTTTGGGGGTAGGGGGACCCCCTGCCCCTAATTAATACAGAACACCCCGCACTTAGGTATATGGGGTGCTCCGTATTAATTTTTTTTTGAGATGCGGGACTACTCCCAGTGACGATAGAAGTCCCATGAATGTAATCGGTCACTTCGTGGTAGGAAGGTAATCAGCGTTGAGTGATATTGATTGCGGGGAGTTTCCTCAATAAATCGAGCCAAACACTTTTCCGCATACCGTGCACTATCACACTGTGTGTAGATATACCATTCCTTGTCTGCGAACACAAGCACGTTAAATACAAATGAATCTTTCATTCTGCCACCGCCGTTAATTTAGTATTGATTGCTTTCCAAAGTGGTGTGTCATTCCATGACTGTGATTCCATGTTGGGTTCATAATTGGGGCTGAACATTGGTAGGTGATTGTCGTAAGTCAAGCGTACCACGTCCTGCATATGAAGACCCAAACCCCAGCCTATTCGTGCAATACGACGCAACCAGTCTACTTCGTTCTGTGTCGGCTCTGTTATGCTTGTCTGGTACACAATGAAGTATCTCAGCGAATTACTCTCAAGCACAGAGCGAATCACATCACGAACATTCCACATAGGATAATCAGAAAACTCACCGTAACTCCAGATATGGTTATACGTATTCGGTTCACCAGAGTCTGCGGTAGTTACGACTGCAACTACTTCGTGGAACTTCCGCTCAAACTCACTACCAAGTACAATGCGATGATTCAGCCCAACATGATAGATAAACTTCTGTCGGTCTTGCCACGTCTTCAAATCAAAAGTGCTCATACAAAAATCTCCTCTCTTCGACTACATTCTTAGTATACCACAGAAACTACCAGAATAACATTAAAAGTAGATGATAAAAAAAAACTATCAAAAAAAAAACTCAATAAACTAAAATTCAAAATTCAAAATTTAAAACTTGATTTTACAATTCAAATGTGGTATACTAAGTAAGGATTAGTAAGTAAGGAGTTATTATGAGTATTTGGACTAACTGTGAGTTGTTTGCGTATGCACATGATTTGTATACAGGTAACAATGTTGAAGTATTTGACAATGGACACACGGGTATTGTTATTCGAGAGTTTGGGTTACACGAAGACCATGTCCTTCCGCATCACGACTGGTATGCTATTGCGTGGGTTTCTCTGTTGCGTATGCTACCACAGCCCATTATGTTTGAGATTTTAAATGATGTGTCTTTTGCGTCACAGGCAGACCATGTGAAGTATGCGATTGTGGAAGCCGAGGCGTATAAGTACCTCATGGAATGGCGACCAAATACAGGTACGTATGGTATCAATTATTACTTCATACGACGTGGTTATCAGTTGTTGTTATGTCTTGAGCGTGTGCAACCCTAGGTATATCCCGGGGGCTTTTCGAAGCCCTCGGGGCTGGGGCACCCCCTACCCCCTAAATTCTCATCTGGCTTTAATGTATTACCTGCAATTCCGTGCTATAATACAAAGGTAGTCAAGAAGAAAGGAAACGAACGTGAGTAACAAAACTGCGAAGGCACTGGGATTCAAAAAGGGCGACTGGGTTTGGTACGGTGGTTGGTATGCGAAGATTATCGGACAAGTCAACACGGCTACCCCTTTGTGTTTCGTGTTCGGTTGGACTGAAGAGGCTGGAAGCGTCTACGCTCACGACATCTCGGTAATGGACGTGGGTAATCAGAAGCATTACGAGAAGTTGCATGAGAAACAGATGAAGGTATTCAAAGCACCGTTGCTTGACAAGTAGTCCGACCTGTGGTATACTAACAGAGTAGTAATTATTATATGAGGAGCGTTATGAGCGACATTAAGAAGTTTGCTGGTGACTTGGAAGTTGTCAAGGGCAAGGCTCGTGAGTTGTATCAGAGTTTTAACTACAGTGACCTTGAGTCTGCTGTAGACTACATCAACGATGCACTTTCTAACATTCGCCAGTGGGAGCGTGACGCAGATGCTATTGGTGACGACATCGAAACTATTATCGAAGAGTTACCTGCTGAAGATGTTCCGGCTGAACCTAAAATGATGGAAACAAACGATTGGACAATGGACGTGGCTATTGTTCAGGCACTCAATCAAGATGATTATGTACTTCACTTGAAGACAATAAGTAATCAGTACACAAACTTTTGGAAACGCCTCTGTTTTCTCATGCGTGACGGTACGTATGAAGCCGTGTACAAGATTAGTACGTTCTTAACTGAATACGAGAAAACAGCATGAATCCTATTGAGCACTTGACCCGCTCGCTCCGTACTAACCCGACACTGGTACTGCTGGGAGATAATCTTGGCAGTTACCAGTGGTACTGGAAACAGTATTCGTTCTACAGTAAGTTTGTAAAACCAGAGTTTAAATTAGACGATGAAACACATCTCGGTGCTATAGTCTATGTGGTTGATGGTATGCTGGATGAGATTAATGAGTTATTACAGCCGTATCAGTTACACTTGGTAGTTGTCGGCGGTAATTTATATTTGGAGAGAATATGAGTAACATACAGACCATTGAGATTAACGGCGAGTTTTCTTTCTACGTGGCTTCTGATGGTAACTGCGGACCTATCTATGGCAGTATCGTGGTGTTCGACATGGAAACGATACCCACTGAATACGACGACGAGTTCACCGAACTTCTTGAAAACGAAAACTACTTTGGTATCATTGACTTCCTGTTAAAGCATCATATTAAAGCAACAATCATTCGATAAATAAAAAAGAAGCCCCCACCATCCTCGGTGGGGGTTTTCGTATGGGCGGGGGAGGGGCACCCCCTACCCCCTAATCTCTCATCTTATTTTAATGCACGCTCTGTTATTCTGTGCTATAATCTAAGAGTAGTAATGAAGAGGAGGTGTTGAGTTGCCTACATTATCGTATTGTGCGTTTGAGAACACTAGCCATGACCTTGAGATTTGTGTTGAGAAGTTGATGGACGCAGTTGACACACGTACTGTGGACTGGAGTGGGTACGAGGCTATGGCTTTGCCACACTTGGTCAAACAGGCTCGCACACTTGTGATGTTGTACGACAAGTTTGTGACGATGAAGATTGAGTATGTTGCTGAAGATGACGGCGAAGATTATTAGGGGCTTGACAAGAGTTTGATTGTGTGGTATACTTACAGAGTAATCTTAATTAAGGAGAATGACTTTTATGAAGACTGTAATTGTGAATGTTTCGAATGACCGTTCGTCGGCTGTTGACCGTGTTGCGTTGATTCCCGACCAGAACACGATTGTGGTTCGTTTCAAGAACTCGGGTCACTGGTACGAGAAAAAGATTGACCAGACGTTGATGCACTTGGTTGCCGAACGCTTCCGTGGTGAGTATGGTTCGTTTGGTAAGTTTGCTCACTTCCATGGTTTGTTCTCGGACATGACTCCTGTGTCGTTGTTGTCAAAGGTGTTGGCGTGACGAATAAGATTCAGATGCCAGAAATCTACGGTGGGGAATGTTTCAACACTCTCCACCGAATGGTTCACGAGCACAACAGCGAGCTCTACTTCAACACGGATAAGGATGTAGATTCAACTTCGTTCATTAGCGATGAAGCCTACGACTACATGATGTTTCATATGGCTCTTGCGTATATGGAGTGGTTTCGTAATCGCTACCCTTTACACTACAAAGAAGCCCCCAGCCAGTAATGGCGTGGGGGTTTTCTTACGGAGCGGGGAGGGGGACCCCCTACCCCCTACCTCCCACTTTTTCAAGGGGAAGCAGAGGGAAAGCGTTTACTGCGTTACAAAATTGTAGACCGCACTACAATACTTCAAAGCCTTCTGATAGTGGTAGAATGTCGTCGATTGACCACGCCACGTAATGGTAAACGTATCATAGCCTGAATAATTCAAGTGCTCACCATTTATGCCAATCTCCACAGAGTCACTGAAGAATTGCGTTTCAAGTGTAAAATCGGGGTCAATCTTTTTAATCGCTTTCACGTAGTCATTCAGTAATACAGGTTTCATAGTGTTCCTTACAAATCGCCGAAGAAATCTGCTTCGGCACTGATTAATTGCTCACGAAGATTCTCACGAAGCCGTCCATTATCCCATTGTTCATATGCAAGCCGTAAGACTTCGGTATCACCCCAGTCAACGAATACCTCCACATCATCCCGAAGACAAGAGAAGATAAGCATCTTCCTATCTTTTTCTATTTGGTCAAAGAGTACGATAAGTTCGTAATCAGTCAAACTGCGGATAGATTCGAAAAGGTTTTCTATGCTCATCGGCTCACCTCTTTTGCGTAGCGATGACTAGCGACAAGTAAATCACGGATAAGTTTTTCATAGTACGAAACGTCACGAGTGGTATTAGCGAGTTCATTGTACGCATCACCTACAGCACGAGAGAATACTTCTGATTCTTGACAATCGTAAAAGGTTTGTGGTGTGCGGTCATTGTTCGAGATGCCGTAGCGAGAAATACCCTGCGGAATGTTCCATACACGCCATACACTAAACTGCTGATTACCACATTCTACTGTACGTACCTTATACATGATACCTGAAGTCAATGCGTGCAACATAATGTTGAGTTTCATACACTCTTTCTCCTTATAATTTGATTACTTGCCTAGTATACCACACTTTGCACCCAGTTGTCAACTACTTACGTCCAAACTTACCGAACGCATCCCAAAGGAAAATACTCAAAAACAATACCTTAATAATGGGCAACACACAGAAAATGAAGACGTACACAGCCATAATACCATTGAACTTTGCCATTCATGAGTACCTGCTTTCTTTTGATTGCCTATGCAGTATACCATGGTGTGATGGAAAAGTCAACTACCAAGTAATCCTCGGTATTTCCCTTCCTAATGCGGTAGTGGTGGACCGAACAGGATTCGAACCTGTAACCATTTCGTTATGAGCGAACTGCTCTCACCGTTGAGCTATCGGTCCCAAATAGAAGGCACTTATGATAATGGCAACCCCGAGAGTTTCCTAGGCACTTATGTTAATGCGAGTTCACGAATTTCCCTGTGGATAACCTGTGGAGAAAATGTGGAAAACGTGAGGAATTTCTTTAAGGGGAGTTACATTATATCCCTTATTATCCCACATTATCCCACATTCTCTCTCAGTTACTTTACAATAATACAAGTAGGGTAAAGAAAGAGCCTTACTAACTGCTTCTCTTCTCTCTCTCTTTTCTCTCTATTATATAGTATATATATATATATATGATGGAGATAGTATTAGTAATAGTCCGGCGGGGTTTTTAAAATAAGAGGAGGCAGAAGATTAAAACGATAAGAAAACAATGTGCTATAGACTGACACATCTTTCAACGTATGTTCCTCTACTGCGTACAGTTCCATTCCCGTCTTGTTAGAAAAATACCGCTTCATAAAATCCATGTAGTACAAGTCCTGTACTTTTACTGGTAATGAAAGAAAAAGATTACCGGCTTCGTGGTTAATAAGCGTGGTAATAAAATCTTCATACACGGTGTGAATTATTTGAGGCTGAGATGACTCAACGTAGACTACAACAGGTATATCGTTGTTTACTTCAAGAACCGATTGCCGACAATCAACCCAGTAATAAATATGGCGTAATCCTGTCTTCGATGCGTAGTATCGCTTCATACAAAAAATAGTCGGTGCCCATATTTGATATGGGTCTACCTCAATAAGCGAGTGAAGATACCAGCCGTTGTTTTTCATTGAGTTGAGAATCTGAACACCCCTCGGAATGTGACTCGAAGTAGACTTCAGAAACTCAAAAATTTCTTTGTTCAATTTATTACTCCTTGTGCGTAAGTATAACCCAAAATCCAAAAATCCAAAAACAAAATTCAAAAATGGAAATTAGAAATTCAAAATTTAAAAATGAAAAACTTAAAATTGATTTTTCCATTCGTACACCACTGTCTTGTGTTCTTTAGTACAGATTGCAAACCATGTTACATCATCAGTAGTACTGTCTTTGTCTTCACTGTCGAATTCAAATGCGAACTGAAGTGTATATCCCGGCGGGATTTCTTCATGCTCAGCCACAATTAGTGCCTCTACCTTTTTTGTAGGACTCGTAGTGTTTCCAGATAGAACTACGGACAACGTAGAACCACTTATTACAAAAGAGTAGTCACCGTCGTAAGGGACATCAAATATAAAGCTTTCTGGCATCAGGTCTAAAGAGTCCCCATCAAAAATAGGCACTACAACAAAAGTATTCATTCTTCTTCTCTCTTATCTACTCTTAGATATGTTTTGTATTTATTTTCTTTCTTTTCTGCTCGAGTAACCAGCCGGGGTTCTTTTGGCTTTGCGTACTTGTACTCTTTACTTGACTTACGCTTCATTGTTAACCTCATTGTTATTAATCATTCCATACATAAGGGATAAACTCCATTTCAAATTCAGGATAATCTGCGGGCGATTTATGATATAGGTTGGACTGGTGTGAGCGATGAAACTCTTCATTACCTAACCAGTGTGGATAAACTACATAGTCAATATCGTATAATTTCATTGTGTTTTTGTACCCTCGGCGAATCCACTCAAGAATAGCCTCGTTGTGATACAACTTTAGTGCATCTACATAGTTAGCCCACATTTTAGTTGCAGGGTGATTGACCCAGCCTTTGTACGGCTTACCAGTGAGTGTTGGGACAAACTCAATGGCATTAATCAATTGCATCGCTTCAACACGTTGCTTACCTAAGCGACGATAATCTAATACCTGCATGGATTTTCTAAAGTCAGCATATGGTAGAAATGTCTGCATTTGTTTCTCCTTGCTTGTATTCTACCATATGCCGATTACGTTGTCAAGAGGTCGGTACCGTTTCTTTTCCGGGAGGACCGCCCCACTTATTTATGTAATACCGCTCATTCTTGCGAAAGTTTTCGTGGTGTTGTCTCATATCGTCCTCATTGAACGCATTAATTGTAGAACTTCCACGATGAAAATATCCCGGCGATTCAAGTAAATAAACCGGAATCTTATGTAACTTCATACGGAACCTGTAATCATTATCTTCAAAGTATGCTGGGAAAAAGTTTTCATCAAACTTTCCGATAATGTTGTATACACGGAGAGGAATTGCAAAAAGTGAAAATTCATTATCACCGCCGTAACAAACAATACCATCAAGACGAGTTTCACGAAGTTTATCGCACATTCTTGGTAGTGTCTGGTCGTTCAGTATAATATCGTCGTTCGCAATAAACGCCACATCTATACCTTGCTCTATTGCAAAATTACAAAATAGATTCCAAGTAGCCGCTACACCTAAGTTTTGACTAGTGTGCGTAAATAACAGAGGTGCTCGAAGTTTAAAAGAGTCTACTCTGCTTACTGAGCTAGTATCAACCAAGTAATTATGGTGGACGTGTACATACTCAAATAAAGAAGCATCAAGACTGGGTAGATGTTTGTCAAGAACCCAGTCTATCTGATTATATGTTGGAATGAAATATCCTAAGCGCATCGTGTCACTTCCACGTACAGATACGTATCGTAGTCACCACTGTTCGAGACAACAACAACAGTAGACTGGTGAGTTTCTCCAGTTAGTTCAGTCAGTGTACTACCTACAAAATCCCGTAGTTCATTCTGATTTACATTCGCATACCACTCACTGTGCTTTAGTTGTTGATTACCATCGTAACTGTGTGAAGGGCGATTATCACCGGCGCAAGTAAGTACCAGACGAACAACTGGCTTCGTATAATCGAGAAGTTTGAGCATTGAAGCCATCAGCGGTTGCCAAGGAGTATGCTCAAGTGTCTCAGTACTCACTACGATATCAAAGCCCCCATAAGTTTCTAGAAGAGTATTGCGAAAACTCTCATCGTTAATATTACCAACAATGTCTACACAAGGTCCACTAATTATGTCAACACCTACATATGTGTTACTCGCAGAAAAAAGTCCGCGAATTGTTCCGTTGTGATTGTAACTGCCAACCTCTAGTACTCTATCCTCAGGACGTACTTCAAACTTAGTACGACACTGTGTTACCCAATCCATAGCCTCTCCGTGCATTGTATGCTCCTTATACGTAGTCACCGACTAATGGGACTTCTGTACCATTTGGGTGCTTTAAATTTAGTAGAATTTGTGACGCTTTAAAGGTCACCTCGTTAATCTGATTTCTTTCTGAGTCCCTACGAATCGTACTCGAGTACTCATGAACTATCTGGCTACCACAGGGAGATTGTACCATTTTATATCCCGCTGTGTGTAGGCGGTAGGCAATATCATTATCTAGAAAATACCACGGGAATCGCAGAGAATCCCAACCGCCTATTGCTTGAATAGCCTCCACGTTATATGCGGCAAGCGTATCATGGTAGGTGTATATAATTCCCCAGTCAGTTCCCTTGCGGGTATCAACAAACTCTTTGAACTCATCGAACACACTAGGATTAAAGTGAGCGTCACAATGTTGCCAAGTGAAATACTGCTTACCCATACTAGCCGCATCCCAAGTCATGATGTTCATAATCTGGGCGGTAGATTGATGTACCGGCATCTCCATTACTTTACCAACATTCTCTAGACTTTTTGGGCTTGGTTGATTCTTATGTCGCTCTCGATTATCAATGATTGTCGTATACTTGTAATGACGAGTCGAATTATACGCTTTTTCAAGTAGGTCATATGAGTTTACATAAGGTATATAGTGCGGCTCGTTCATTTGACAATCCGTTTAATGTAGACAGCTAAGTCGTTTAAGTAATCTTGTACCTCACGAATTGCTGATGTACTTTGAATAAAACCCATACGAATCATATAATTTACATCCCAAATTTTACTCCATACAATATCCTCAATTTGTGACCTACTAAGCATTTGTTTTTCCATACTGGCTACCTTAGCTTCTAGTGCAACTAAACGAGCCATAGTTGTATCGGCGGTGTTTTTTGCTGTGTTTGCGGTAACCCTTGCTTGTGTAGCGATGTTCTGTGTGGTGGCTATTTCACTTTTTATAACCTTGACTTGTGCTTCATCTACGTTAACCACCTGACTACTTGGTGTATCAGACCAGTGGATAAACCCGGGAACTGGCAGGTAGCCTTGTCGTCCCTTGTCGTCCGCCCACGAGAGTCTGAGTTCTTTGTCTACAATAATTAAGCTACCGTTGGCATCTGGAATTAAGTACATAAGTTCTGGTTTTTGATTAGGGGCGGTACGCCACAAGTGCAAACCCCACTGCTGTCCTGTACCCATTCTCCCCACAATCAACTGATACAATGTACCGGTCTTGTCATGATAATGCCAAGCTTTTCCCGCAGAGTAGGCGGGCATTGGATTAGGTAGCATTGTTGGCTTTTCTTGGTTTTTTGGATTAGTCATAGCACTCCTATTGCAATTCTATAGTAGATAAGCTTGGGAATCGCTGTAAGATTAATTCCCAGCATTTAATAGCGACGTCTTGGTGTTCCTTCTGAGTTCCGTTCGCTGTGCGAAGTAGACAGTAGTGAATCCATGAGCGTAGTGTGCCGTTCATGTACATTCTCGAGTTAGTAAGTCCTTCAGGTAAAATAACCCGGGCGACTTCTTTTGCAAGCCCGTGGTCAATTGCCCACTTATATGCAGAGGAAACTTTTGCTAACAACTCGTCTTGAATAGCATCCCACTGGTACTTTATGTATTGATGTTCACTATCTTCAGTAAGTTCTGTACTATTCTGACGATTCTTTGTGTCTTGTAGCCGTGCACCACGGTGGATAAATCCAAGCAAAGTAGTCGGGTCTGCATACCGTTGACTGAACTCCTGAAATGCAAAACTACGATGCCGAAGAATTTGTCGTGCAATATCTCGCGGAGTTTCAACTTCCATGACAATATTGACCATCTCAAATGGACTCCAGTGTTTATGAGTAGCCAGATAACTAAGTAACTTAGACGCTGTTAGCGTGTTCATTTGATTATCTGGGTTAGATACCCGAGCCACATACGCAAGAAATTCCTCCACAGTAAGTAATTCACCACGGTCTGTATATACCTCTGGCTGTGTAATACCTACTATTTTAACTTTGTTCAACATAGAAACTAGCCTTTCCTTTTTTTTATCTTTTTGTAATGACAACAACATCAAGACCACTCTTCCAGCGTTCATTTAACGTCGGGTCTAACTGTTTACTTCGCATATCATAGACAGATACATCGTACTTATTGGGGTCGATTTTATTAATTAGTGTCTGAGTAACTCCCGGGTAAATAATATCCTCTACAATGAGTGTACCATTTTCAGAAAGCAAATCTAAATAATGTGCCACAAAAAATTCTTGGTGATTAGCCGCATGAGAACCATCATCAATAATTATATCGTACCCAGACGGGGAAATAAAGCGAAGATTCTCTACAGTCTTGGTTGAATAGGCATCAGTACTCTCAAGAATTAAAATACCCTCTACAGTTGAAGTCGTAAGTGGAGTTGTATTAATGTCTACTCCGTAAATCTTTGCGTTCGGGAATTGATTTCTCCACTCCAGAATAGATTCTCCTTGGTTGACACCAATCTCCAGTACCGAGGATATTTCTTCGGCTGTTTTTGAGAATAGTGGATTGTAGATGTGCTTCATGTAACCGAGCGCATACTTATCAGTTGTCATTGAATTTCCTTAATTTTAGTGAATTTACCGCTACAGCGGTTGGTACCGATAAAGGGACTCGAACCCCTACTAAACAGCTTAGAAGGCTGTTGCTTTATCCATTAAGCTATATCGGCGTGGAGCCTTTATACGGAATCGAACCGTAGTTAACTGGTTACAAATCAGTTGTAATAACCACTATACGATAAAGGCATGTTCCCGAAGGAACTATTTTAACATAAACTCAGACCAGTTAGTTGTCATGGTAACCGGAGGTATGTCAAACATTACACGGAAACAATAAACCATATCAGCAGGTAACCACTCTAAACGCTCTGTGTAGTATTGACCTATGTTAGCGTGTAGAGGATTAAGCGGGTGTGATGTGTAGTAATTTTCTGTGGTATGATAAAAAATATAATTAAATGCAATACCTTGTGGGCTGTTTTTATATAGATGTACCTTGAAAAAATAATTAACATCAGTTTTAGGCTCAAGAACAAATTTACCAAAATACGTGTCAATACCCTCACTGTACTGCTGAAAAAAAACGTTCACTGACTTCGTCATATTACCTCTTTCTATAAAAAAATGGTGCCACAGACAGGATTCGAACCTGCACGAGATTTCTCTCAGGTGCGACGGCACCCGCGATAGCCAAGAATACCCTACTAGTAAGTTGCAGAGATGCAACTTCTAGAAATCCAGCTGGGTAAAGATTTTCTAAAAATCTTTAGGCGAACACTAGATAGGTTTTCAACTCGCATCTTGTGGCTTTGGTGCCGAGAGAGGGACTTGAACCCTCATGACTTGCGTCATTAGCTTCTAAGACTAACGTGTCTGCCATTTCACCACCTCGGCGTACCCCTTGCGGGGATTTTTATGAAGTCAAGTCTTTAAACGCTTGCTCAATTGCACCGTTTTCAAGGGGACTTCGAATTTCAAAATGGTTACCCATGATAAAAACTAGTTGAGGGACAGCCATAATAAAGTTAACTTCAACGAAGTCCCTAACTTCTTTTTGGTCAACATCTAGCATTACTAACGGTACATTATACCGAAGTGCAGTCGCCTCAACTTTTGGTTTTATCATTTTACATGAACTACACCACGATGCAGTGACCATGTACATTGTTTTTTCTAGCATATTATTCTCCGACAAATATTGCCCGATTATTTTTTATAACCATCCATTTATCCCAACACGGTTTACTTGCTGACCAGTGTCTCCACCCATACCCATTGTTCCATAAACTTTTAAACATTTCATACTGTACGCTAGGCGGTGCTTTTGTTGCGTCTGGGTATAAATTAATAAAATCCTTTGATGACATATTATAGACATTGTTTGCAACCGGTATGATAGCCCATCTATCGTCGGGTGACCACACCCAATAGGAATTGAACTGGAACGCACCTGTATCTCGTGTACCATCAGTATTAACATTCACCGCCCACCAGTCTATAGTTCCTAGTGTTGCTGTATCACCACTTTCGCATGTAGCAACTGCTTGTGCTTCGGGGGATATACAAAAACCGGTTGAACACCAAAGGCTTGCAATAAGTAATAGTTTTATCAAATCGTCTCCTAAAATGTATTACCTTTGAAGTATACCACAGATAAACGTAGTTGTCAAGAGATACTTGACTACTTAAGTACTTTTGCGGTGAGTATATTCTCAGGTTTTGCTTGTTGACCATCCCAAGCATAAAGTGTTACTTCGCTACGGTCTAAAAGTTCCGCATACCCACACTGAATGGCGGGGAAAGAATTAAAAGCGGCTCTCTTATAGTAAATGTTGTCTGGTATCAAACTTGCGCCAATTGAAGCCCCCCAGATATTTGATTTATTTTCTGTGTATACACCTCTAATATGGTCATGCCCTACAAGAGCATTTCGGTTGTGCACAGTACCAATCTTCCACGCTAGATAACCGGGTACCTCATTCCATTCTTCTAAGTGACCAACAACAAGGTTGTCATTAAGAAACACATACGAGTATTCAGAAATAGTTAATTTTGCTTCTGGGGCAACAAACCGTACTAAATCTGAGAAAGAGCATTCAAAATAGTCCATTACCCACTCGTCATGATTACCGGGCATCACGACCACCTCTTGAAAGTTCTGTTCAAAGAACATGAGATAATCTTGAAAGTACCTTAGTTCATCAGTTGCCGAAGCAACATATTGCTCAGGATTTTTATGTCTACCTGTGAATTGACCATCAAGTAAATCTCCGGCAAGTACTAGCGTTTCTATATTTTTTACACGAGATACTTCCATAATATGTTTAATAAGGTTTCTATCTACATGAGGAAGATGCAAGTCAGATAAAATAATTGCGCTCTTGGTATCTACCTCAGTAACATCGGCTAATTTTAATTTGTACTGAGGCGGAAGTTCGACTTTACCTGAATACGGCGGTGGTAAAATATTCCTGCGAACCCGTGACTGTGCCGCAACCTCAGCCTCTCTGTATGAGTCCATAATAGATTTTTTAAGTACAGTTGCGTAATCTTCTGTACCGAATAATTTTGCGGATATTTGACGATACGTAATCCGAGGATTTTCTGACCTCTCCTGCCTAACCTGTTCCAGTATCTCTTGCGTAATTTTAAATTGCTCGCTCATTATTCTATCTCCGTTAATTCTTTGTACATTCTAGAGAAAAGAGTCCTTGCTGAATCTTGTAGAGATTTTTGCACCCTACGTACAATCACTGCGTCGTCCAACTGGAGTACTTCACCAATAAGCGCAAAACATGAATGTAATATCCCAATAACCTCTTCTTGGGTAAGACCGTACATTTCACTAAGTTCGTCGAGGTAATAGCCCTCTGAATATCGTGTGAGAATCGGAGGTGCAAATGGATGCACATCTAACAGAATACCATATAAAGATTCGTAAGCATCCTTGATTTCAAGTTCTTCCTCAAAACTAAGTCGGTTTTTATAGAAGTCCCGAAGTTTTTCCCTAACAACTAATTTTGACATACTATCCTCCACCCCAACACTTATCGTAAAAATTACAGACATTTCTGCAAAAACCGTTTTGCTCAATTTTTTCAAATTCAGTATCAGAAATAATTGTCAAAATATCCGAGGCAATTAAGCTTATTGTTTTGTCTAAATTTTTAAGAACATCTGCTTCAATTAATTCTCCAGTTCGCAAATGATTCCAATAAACTTTGACAGGTAATTCACCATAAATTTCTCGGTGTGCCCACGCATAAATAGCAAACTGATAGTTCTCAGATAGTTTTTTCTTAGTCGGTTTTGTCTTTGTAGATTTATGGTCTATGATAATACCGCCGTCTACTACCATGTCTATGATACCCCGCATGATACATACGGGGTTTTCTTTTGAGGGAAACGGTAGTGAAAAAGATTTCTCAATTTCTATTGGCTTGAGTGACCAGTCCACATTTTTAAGAATTTCCTCACCGATTAAAAATACCTGTACAGGCGATTCTTTACCACGAACTCCCAAGTTACCTTCGGCAAAACTCACACCATTATAAAATTCTCGACTAAACGTCGCTTGAACATTTATTCCCTTTTTGTAGTATAGTTCAATTGCTTTGTGTAATGCGCTACCCATAATGGTTAAAACGTGTTTAGGCTCCTCGATACGCTCGATATATTGATACTTGTATAGCCGGGGACAGGTTTTATAGGTTGTAATTCGGGAAGCACTAAACTCGTTCTTACTCATATTTCTCTCCCAATTGATTCAAACCGCAACTTAGTTGTGTACGATACTGAAGCAAACATTGATTTTTTGTACTCAAGAATTTTTACTGCTGACTCGGCGTAGGCGAGTTCACTCTCAAATTCAGCTAGTTCGTCCTTGAGTGTCTGTGTAGCCTGTAAGCGACGTTGACGAGTTTCGTTGGAACGTGGTCTGTCTGCGTCTACTGCTATTTGCTCTTCAATACGTTCAATATTACGCTTGGCGCGAATTATTGCCGCTTTAGCATTAGCAAGGTTTCTGTATGCTTCTGTCATGTCATAATAATCTGGTACATTATCAATCCACGCATCAGCACGATGTCCTTCGGTATTATCGTGGGCTAAGTTCATTTTCTAACTCCTGCTCTACTTTGGCTTTTATTTCGTCCATTGGGAATGCGCCTATTGCAGAGTCAATTCCCTGTGATTTTTGTCCCTTGTACTCATACCAAGAACCGCTCTTTGTTACAATACCCATTTCCACAGCGAGGTAGAAAATGTCATGTGCTTGTGAGCACCCCTTACCTTTAAGCATAAGATAGTCTACTTTCATACCTTCAGGTGCTTGTTTATTTTTACTCACCGTTAACTGAATTGTCGAGCGGTCTTCTTCTGTTTTAATTTTAACCAGTTCCAAAATAATTTTACAGAAGTACCGAAGTGCTCTAGGACCAAACGGCTTCTTTTCGCTCCGTGCCATTGGGCTAAGATTTGCACGGTACTGATTAATAAAAATAAACAGTGCGTCCGAATTATCTACCAGACCAATCAAGCGGATAAGCCAACGAGAAAGAATATTTGCGCTACCTGCCATACGGGCTGGTTCGTCAACATCCTTTTCGAATTCATCCTTTGTAATCATCGCTGGTACACTGTCGAATACAATCAATTGTAAACCCTGCTCGAGCAAGTGCTCCAGAGTTGGTAGTGCTTTTTCTGCGAAGTCTGGTTTATACACGGCGAGTTTATTCAAGTCCACTCCTATACGTTGGGCGTATTCAGGGTCGAATGTGCGTTCTAGGTCTACGAAAACAGCATTAATCTCTTGCTCGACTTTACCCATTTTGATAGTAATCGAACGCACCCCTGATTTTTGTGCCTGTGCAATAAAGTCTAAGGCAAGTGTAGTTTTACCGTGACCCGGTTCAGCAAGTAATTGCACAATACTTCCACCTTGAATACCTTGCATATTCCCGAGTGCTCTGTTTACTGATGGCATACTCGACGGGAAATACGTGTGTTCCTTACTAAATGTACCCATCATCAATCCCTCAAATGTAACGTTCTTAGCCATGTGTCTCCTCTTATTTATCGTATTTATCCGAGATAGATGGTTCTACAATGACTGTGTTACCTAGGTTTGGTAGTACAGCCTGTGCGGATTTCTCCATCTCTTCCTTTAAAATCTCACTGGCAATTGGTGCATATAGTTCACTACTCTCCACAATTATTTCATCGTGAACTGTGGAAACGATGCGTGCCCTTTTGGGGTCGAGTCGGTTAAACGTGTTAATAAGAGCCATTTTAACCATTGTCGCTGATAATGCTTGAATGGGAAAATTCATAGCCTCTCGTTCAGCGGAAGCACGCTTCCACTTGTTATGAAACTCGTCTCTATCCCAGAACCGTTTTCTACCAAAACTATCAGCGACAAAACCGTATAGAATAACTGAGCGTGCGCTATTTCTAAGCCAAGATGCGGCTTGAGGAAACCTTCCCTTCCAGTCCTCGATTATCCTCTCCGCTTTTTGTGCGTCTATCTTAATTCCCAAAGGAGAAAGCGAAATACTCATCTGCTTACCAAGACTATCACCGCCTACATTATAGGCAATCGAGTAGTTTACCATCTTCGCTACATCCCGCCATATCTTGTACGGGTGTTCTTTTTTATTCTTATTTGTAATGTCTGCAACACCAAGAACTTCCCGAGCAACATAGGTATGTAAATCATCCATGTTATCAATAAGACCACGGTCACCGCTAGCGTCTGCAATAATGACAAGTTCGATAGTTGAGTAGTCAGCAATAATCAGTTTACGCCCTTCTTTTACCTTAAAGGAGTGGCGAATACTTGACTCAACCCCAATGTTTTTCATTTTCTGGTCAGATGGGATATTCTGTAAGTTCGGTGATGAACTTGAAAATCGACCAGTTGCGGTACCGTACTGATTAAATGAACAATGAATCCGCCCTGTTACTGGATTTTCCATTGTTGGTAACGACTTAACATACGTGTTATAAATCTTCCGCACCGCACTTAAGAACGAATAGGCTTGAATGTACTTGTTTTCAAAACTACCAAACTTCTCAATTGCGTCGCTAATATCTGCATCATCACTTAATTCAGAGAAGTCAACGTCAAAGTTCTTTGCCTTCTTCCTGTTTTTAAAGTCCCACTGCATTACGATGCGTGCATTCAGACTGGGTATATTAATACCTACGGCGTTAAACATCTCAACCATTTGTTGAGTAGACGCAGGATTAAATGCGCTGTAGCCTTCTTTACTAAATACAATCTGCGTACAAACCCCGGCGTGAATAAACATATCCTGAAATACACGCTCTGCTTCTTTAATGATACGTACAAACTTAGGCTCAAGTTCGAGTAAGTGGTTAGCCTCAAACGGCATACCTGTGTACTCAATAAGTGCTACAACAGGACATAACTGCATTTCTAGATTGTGCACAGCACTCAAAGAATGCTCTGCAATATCCTGCAACTGCTGATTACGTATTTCAGGTAGCACAAGTACGTCTTTAATTGCATACTCCAGTTGCTCGTGTGACAACTCAACAACTTCCCCTACTGTAAAGGTTGCTCGTATACTTTTGTCTAGTTTTATCTTAAGCCGTCGCTCTGCAACCGCTTGTAAAGAACTCTGCCCCTGCAATTTACTATAGCCGGCAGTAATCATGCGCTCGGTAACCATTGTGTCGTAGACGTTTCGTATTAATATGCCAAAAAATTTGTAGATAATTTTAAGGTCATACGAGGCATTGTGAAAAACTTTAGTAATGGTTGGGGACTCCCAGATACTGCCTAGCGGTGTTAAATCAATCGACTTTGTACAATCTACAATGATTGTAGCAGGTTCTGCGTGAATCTGAATTGTAAGTAACTTTGCCTGATGTGGGTCAAGACTGGTAGTTTCTGTGTCTACGTAGACAATCTCGGATAATAGCAGTCTTGAAACCGCTAAGCGTAATTGGTCTGTGGTTGTGATTAATTCATAGTTCATACTATAATTTTACCACACTCACTATAGTTTTGTCAAGTACAAGCCTCACCCCGTTGTAGATAACGCAGGTGGTCGTGTCTTCGTTAACGAAAACTAGACGGTCGTTTCCGAATACAAGGGCAAACATTGGCGGTGTGTATGCCTTACCGTCCTTAATTCTCTTGTCAGGTGCATTTTTCATACCAGTTGATTTCTGAGGTACGACAGCAGTAAGTGTGATTCCCTCAAACTTCGCCACGTCACCCCGTTCAGTATCTGATATAGTAACTACCACGGGACATCCAATACAGGTCTCGAACATAGACACCAATAAACTCATTTCAGACTCAGGAATCTTACTCACCTTAAATCTCCTTCATAATGTCTTTAAAGTATTCTAACGTCATGAAATAGTATAACACAGAATCAATAGAAAGTAAAGCGTAGTAAGGGCGGTCTTCTGCATATTTTGCTTGCGTCAAATATACCTTTGCTGATTTAGCAACAGTATCATAGTGGGCGACTTTCGGTTCAGTGGGGTCTATAACCGCTGGAAATACTCCAATCTTATGTAAATTACTGGTCTCAACGACAACCCAATCACCAGACACATCGTGAAAATGAAAAACCAAGATTGGGAATTGTGCCCTCATCGACGTTGCGTCTCGATTCATTTTTGGAATCCATTTTTTTAACAACTGCATCATCGGCACGCCCTTGACACGAACTGAACTTAATTTACACTCAATCATGTATTTTCCGGGGCGGTTTGTGAAGTCAATGAGGATGTCTCCTTTTGCAGAGCCAGCCCCCGATTGCGGTGTTTGTGTACCATCCAGATAGCGGGCTACTCGCTTTTCCATGGCTTTTGCCCGCTGACGATTCAGTCTGTTTATTTCTTTTCTTCGGTTGTCAATCTGCTTAAACTTCGCAGGGCTTGTAATTGGAACTGGAGTGTGAACTACTTTTTTCATGAACTAATAAACTTTTGAAACGCACCATTAAAGGCAACCGATGCCGTCCCAAGCCTCCCATTACGATTTTTATGGAACTTAATGGATATACCACGCATTCCTGTGTCGTCAACAAATTCATCAATCGGACAAAGTTCAAGAACAGAGTCTGCAATCTGGGCAATTTCTCCTGAGTCACGGATTGAGTCCAACCCATCACCACCCTTGTTCATTTGTGACAATGCTACAACAGCAATATCGTTTTCTTTTGCGCTTTCTTTTAGTGCCTGTGCAACTTCACCGAGGTCGTAGTTGCGAATACCCGTGTTTACGTGGTTCACTATTTGTAGATAGTCCAGAAAAACAACCTTACCACCCGAATAAGCAAAATCTTTGATTTCCTTTTTAATCTGGTCAAGACGAAGTGATGGGTTATCAATGACTCGCAAGGGAAGTTGTTGCAGTCTAACTACAGCATCCTCTACCTTTCTTCCCTGCTCCTGAGTAATTCTACCCACTAGTAGATTACTAGAATCAATCTCTAACATATAAGAAACCCAGCGTAGTACCAGTTGTTCTTTAGCCATTTCAAGTGAAATGAGCAACGACTGAATCCCGTGCTTACTAGCCATTTCATACATTGACTGACCAACAAGGGCTGTTTTACCAGTCCCCGGTTTTGCCATAATAACAGTAAGTGTTTTTGGCATCCATTCACCACCCATCATTGTATCAAGAAATTTAATACCGGTGTGAACAAACTGATACTTACCGTGCACCTTTTGAAACAAGTCTCCCAACATCTTTTGGGCACCCGGAATAATTGTAGTATCTGATGAAGGTGCGAGTGGTTCGAAAGTAAGTGCTTGCTGTACTTCAACTTCACTAGGCGCAAACTTCTTACTCTGCTCATCAAGTACCAGTGAAGCGGACTTCAACTGCCTACGGCGAGCAATAAGCACTAATTCATCTACCACTGCCTGTTGATTAACTACCACACCACTCGTAAGTTGTGGTGGGATGTCACCGTTTAACGCAATCCGCAATCCCTCGTAAGTAAGTTCACCGTACTTAATGTACGTTTGCTTCATAGCATTAAGAATGTCTTTTCGCTCGTCAGTAAAAATTTCTTCAGTGACTCTGTGAATAAAGTCTGGGCTATCAATAAAACTAGAAAGAAGTCGCCACTCTGCAATCGTGTCAGTATACATTTACTCTCCTCTGTATTTTTGCCCACTCACTATACGGGAGGGCATTATCAATAATTGTGCGAAACTCGGCTGTGCCTTTTGTCATAATGAATGTGTCTATATCCATCTTATCTTCTTTCCCAAGTGGGAGCATCGCTACATACGGATTATACAATTTTTTAGAAATATTGTCAATTGCTCGTAAGGTATGCTCACGCCCCGCTTTACTTCGTGCAGAGTCAAACACAATTGTTTGCTTAAAGGTAGAAGTTGATGTCATCATTCTCCACGATGCAATACCGGGTAGTGCGACACATTTAAATCCAAATTGACTTGCAATACCCGCTTTAATCTCGCCCTCGGTCACAATGTGTTCTTCTGTCGAGTCCGAGAAGTTATATGGGTATATTGCACCACGATTTGTTGCTGAACCTAACGGCGACTTGTATCGTGTGGGGTCGTTTTTATCCATTGTTCTCCCGCGAATATCGGTTACCTTACCGTCTACAATGTATGGAAAGGCTATTCTATCCCCAAGCACTGCTCTATCATAAATGTACAAACCACTATCCCGAAGCAAGTCTTGGCTAATGTGTGTAATTGCCTCATTTGGAATATAGCCTAGTTTAAAGTGACTAATCATGTTATCATCGTAACCACGACTATTTAAGTACACACGAACCTTACTTGTCACACAAGAATGATAGTAATCTGTTATGCTTGTGTAAAACGTTTGAAGAGTCTCAATAGAATTAACCAGTTTGCGGTCGTCGTTTGACTTATTACCATCTTTCTCTGAGTATGCACAGTGAAAGCAGTATGAGAGACCATTGTTTGGGGTAACATAGAAATCATTACCGCCACATTTAGGACAAGTAGTCTTATAACTCACAAACACTCCTTCTAACTAAAATAGATGGGGTGCCGAAAGGCACCCCACTAAATTGTAACACACTAATCAAAAGATTGAATCGTCAGATTCAGATGTCCCCGCCGAAATTAACTGAGGCATCATCGGTATATTGTAGGACTTCATAACTTCGTTGTAGTCAACACCACTGAGTAGTGCATTAATTGCATCTACTGGGTAGGGACGTGTGTAGCTTGCCAAATCGTAAACCTGCAAAGTAGCCGAGTCTACTGGAAACGGTTCTCGATTCATACCGGGGTGTACTGAACGAGATGTAGCCAATCCTGTACCACGGGTAACCATCTCGATGTCAACACTGGTAATAGGAATAAGCGATGTACCATCCTCGTTATAGATAGTACGACTAAGGTCGTCAATCTCATTCAACAAACCACCACGGGAAGAAGTCGTCCGAAGACTCACACTACCCTCGAGTACCATTACTGTGTTATTTGGTTTTGGTTGTGCGCCAGTAAGTTGCTTCATTTGCTGGGTTGCGCTATCTTTGTGAAAGTACGCATTTTGCAAATTAGGGTACACAATAGTTCCATCATCCAACTTGACCACCCGAGTCCGGTCGTAAACATTAAGGAAGAAACGACGCTTAATCTTTTCCTTCAAACCATCAGGGATAATTTTACGCATCGAGTCATCAATGAATACACGCCGTTCCTGCGTAACTTCTGCCCGCTTTACTGGCATCCAGAGACTGAGCACAATCTCACCTTGCAGGGGTTCCTGCGGATTACTTGGGTCAGGGATAAATCGGAAAGTTCGCTTACCCTCACGAACATCCAAAAACGCATTTGGCATACGATTGCTTGAGCCACCTGAAGATGCTCCACTTACAGCATTGTTCAACATTTTACCAAATCCCATACGATTACATACTCCTCTACATTAATTAATTAGATTTATTGTTTGCGGATAATTCACGGGCGAGATTATTTAACTCATCCAGAATATATTTCCGTACAACACTATTAAGTATACCAAGTTCTTCCAACTTTGTCAAGAGCCGTCTTG